TTATAGCTTGCGCTTCAATAAATTTAGACGCAGCAACACCAAGCGCATTAAGCATGTTTTGAAGGTCTGGTTTTGTATGATCAGCCATCATTTCTAGCAGACGATCATCGTTGTACGCTTTACTAAAAATTGCTGCCTTGATTCTATTAATGAGGGCTTGTGTTGGTTTTTTATCTTTCGTGGTGTACTGCGCTGCTTCCGTATCACCTAATTTAGTTAAAAAACCTTGAATAAACTTTTGATTACTTAATGCTAATAAATCACCATCTTCACTCGGGTTAAAGAGAGCCAGTAAATTATCATCTAATCGTTTAGCATCAGCTTTTGCTCGTTCTGTAGCTGTAAATGACAACTTATCATCTTGGTTTGCATCAATAGCAAATTGTGCTCTATCAATCTCAGTGGTACGAATACGTATCAATATTGGCTGTGCAATGGTTTGGATCTGCTCAGTGCTAAACCCAAAGTAATCGGCTTCATCAATCAACCATTGCTTATACTCATCTGCGGCACCACGCTCATATGCAAGCTTGATTGCCATGGTTCGGCCATTTCCTGATTCAACTACTAAATCATCACCAGTTATTGGTGCTCCCGTATCTGCCCGTCCTGAGCGTCCGAGGCTTTCAGGATCTAAATCATTAGCAGTTTTCTGTACCCATGCTTGTGATGATTCACGACTACGATCTCGTGGCTGCAATTCTTGCGGATAGTTTGGGTTTTCCGCACCTGTTGCTGTATGAGATGCAATAACTTGATCAATATCGACTAAAGCGAAGAAAGTAGAAATCTTTGTCCCTTTAGCAGTCTTAACATTATTAGCTCTACCCCGTAAAAGCCCAGTCAAGGGCTTCGTTGGTTTAAAGAAACTAATCATTTGATCGATTACAATTAAAGGGTCCGTTGCTATTACTGAAGGCGTAATAAATTTAAATATCATTAAACGCTCTCCTTAACTTTAATCTGGTTAAGTAACTCAGTTACAGCTGGAACTAATAAAGGGTCTTCTAAATTCTTTTCAGCCTCATCTCGAACTTGTTCTAGTACTTCCAAACTAACGCCTACTTGTCCTTCAATGATTGACTTATACAATGGATTCGAAGTATCCGAAGCTGATAGATTTTGTATTATTTCAGGTTCCACCTCTGGTGCTGGTTCAGGTGTCACCTCTGGTGCCGGTTCAGGTGCCACCTCTGGTGTCGGTTCAGGTGCCACCTCTGGTGCTGGTTCAGGTACCACCTCTGGTGCTGGTTCAGGTGCCACCTCTGGTGTCGGTTCAGGTGCCACCTCTGATGCTGGTTCAGGTGCCACCTCTGGTGCCGGTTCAGGTGCCAACTCTGGTGCTGGTTCAGGTGCCACCTCTGGTGCTGGTTCAGGTGCCACCTCTGGTGCTGGTTCACTTTTTGAAGTAGCTAAATTGTCTAATTCAGATTGCAAACTTTCAATTTCTTGCTTTAAAGATGCCAATAAGGTCTGCTTTTCTAAAACTCGATTTTCCGCTTCAGCCAAAGCTTTAGCTTTTTCGGCTTTTTTAGCTTGCAAACGTTTAAAGCGATTACTGTTTTGATTAATTAACTTCATGATTCGACCAGCGAGAATTGGAATCGATATTCCTTCTCCCTGATTAGGCTGAATTGCAGCTGTAATGTCGCGATTGTTCATTAAGATCTTCCATGAAATTAATGAATCTGCTGGACTAATTTTTTTTGATAATCGATCAGGCTTATGGAAAAGTATTGTGAAGTTTTGGCCGTCATCAAAGTCATAAGTAAGCGCAATTTGAAGTACTTTTTTATGCTTAAAAGGCTTACTTTCAGTAACGTTAATGACTTTGACACCTGTTTTAGAAAACTGGTCCATAGCATTATGCAAGATAGCAGACAGCTGCTCTAAATGCTGGTAATCAACAATAATAGAGTCATAATGTACTTCTTCGACTCCTAGACTACATAATAGAGTAGGCAACCCATCAAATTTACTTAGCAGCTGACCATGGTCATCATTTCGCTGCATGTCTAACAAAAGTTTTGATGTATCACCGTCATGAGAAACTAAACTGATACCATCCCATTGAGGTGTTTCTGCAGCAACAACGTTTTGTAATTGCTCTAATTGCCATCTCTGAATAGGTTTTGAACCAGACAAATTAAATTGTTTAGATGATAAATGGCGTTTAAGTCCAAATTGATTTGTTTCAATAACATCTGTAACACAAGCATCAAACATGCGGCCAAATTGCAGTATCGCTAAATCAGCTGCATGTTGGTCATCGATAGCGCCTAATACTGCAACGGAATCAAACGAATCAATTCCACTCTTTTTACCCTTTAGATTTACAACTCGCCATGAATCATTTTCCGTAAAATCTTCTGTGACTAACGCATTAATTTGACGGTAATCGCCTTTAATAAAACCTATTGAACAAGCACCGCTATTGACCATCGAATCAAAGCCAAGAACAACTCGACTTTGATGTGGTCCATGAGTCTGAATGAAAATCGAAACATTAAGCATAATTAAAACTCAATAAGAATATTTATATGCATTTTGGATGATGTCTTATTTAATTTTTTTAAGATGTTCCAATTTTTAATGACGTAATAAATTACGAGTTATAATTAATTTATTTAAAGGGTAAAGTTATGAACCAAGAATCGTTAAATAAATATGTATTAGATGTAAAAGATGGTAATCACTCAGATTTAACCCATAAGTTCCTAGATAATGAATATATTTATCTGCATGCAACTGCTAAATCCAATTTAGAAAATATCATGAAAAATGGTTTTCTTATAAGTAGTTCTATCTATGAAAAAGTTTGTTTTGGAAGATCCTTCCACATTGCAAAATCATATGCATTTCAAAGATCCAATGAAGGAATAATTATTGGTGTAAATTTAGAAAAATATTTGACAGATCCTAACTTAAATAATAAATATTTTTTTGATCAAGGGGATTTAAAGTTTTTAATAAATATTACTCCAGATGTTATCTTTGGACATATTGAACTTTAAAAAAGGGAGCAAAATGCTCCCTTTTTATTTTAAGTTTGGGAACATTTTTATGAAATTTAAGGTGACTATTGAATGTGCTTTATTTGCAGCGTCAAGAGGTAAATTACCAGCTTGTAGTGCGACTAAATGCTCAATTTCAAAATGGTGCTGAGTTCTTACAGCTTTATCAAAAGCATATATTTTCAAACGCATTAAATATTCTATAGGTGGAGGTTGTGTACCATCTTTATTGAACATTATCTGCTTTATGGCTAATGCACTATTTGCGATAGCTGCAGCTTTAGTCTCAATAAATGAAATACTTAATTCATTTGAAGCATTACCGGTTATATGGTTGAGTTGATAGTGACCAACATGCACTGAATCTGTTTGTGCATCCAGAAGTGAAACATCAACATTATTGGCTAACCACGCAATTTTATTCGAAGGATCAAAAATCGGTATATTTGCTTGGGCAATCTTACTGGTTGGCCGATATGGTCGAATTTCTATTCCAAAATGGGCAGCTGATAGAGTTCCCAATGCGTATAGTTCTTGATAATGAGAAACAGCTTTATCAACTGTTAAACCAGACCATAAAACAGGATTTCTTGCAAAACGTTCTTTGAAGGGATTTAAAACATTACCAAAACTGTTATTAGACGTTTTATTCTGTGTTTCATATTCAAAAAAAGCCATTATTCGTCTTCCTCTGGAAATTTACGGCTTTTAGCAATACTTTCAGCTAATGTTAAAGCTTCTTCATATTTCATACCTGCATCGCGCTCAAGAATGGAAGCCATAATATCTACATCTAAATTTGATTCCTTCAAAGCTGAGATTACTTGGGCTTTGAGAAGAGTTGTATTCATTCTAGATTGAGCATTGTTGATTTCTTCTGTAGCTGCTGCAGTTTGGTTTGTATAATACTCAACCTGCCAAGGATAATCTTTAGGCTCAAATTGCTCATTAAATGCAAATCCCCAATCCAAGTGAAGAATTTGATTAATCCCTTCAGATACTGCCGTGCGAATGTCTTGTGATCTACGCATGATTTGCGCTGAAGTATGGAATGCTCCTCCTTCACCGATACCCCCAGTCAACATATCAGCCCAACCGACCATACTCGGGTCTAGACCTATACCACCCATAAGCAATCGAACATTAATCATGAACTGTTCAATATTGATAGGTGAGCTTCTCTGATTCTTGATATCACCTACTGGATTTAGAACTTGCTTATCATCAAAAACTGGAAGCATGTGAAAAGCAGTATTCCAGACTGCTTCACCACCTGATAAAGCATCACGGACATACGACTCGTGATTTTTAAGTAAACCTTCTAAAGCACGAACATAAGCTTGGCGTTGTGCTGGTGGCATTCCAGACATATTTATCGTCAAGAACATCTGATTTACAGTATCTGCAATCTGCTGGCTGTTCATAGATGCCAAAGCAAGAATTACATCGTCATAAACATCTTCAATTTCGTAAAGGAATGAGCCACCTAAATGAGCTGGTAAAATAGGTAATTCATCTGGGTCATCTCCTTCTAACATTTTAGTTACAAGGCCAGTTTCTACCAGTTCATACTGAGCAATGTTGCTCATACGAGGCATTTTGAAACGTACCATTTGAATAGTATTAAGTTTGGTAATTGTTTTCTGCCAATTGCGAGGATCTAAGCAATAAAAGGCTACAGTTTTACTGCCTTGTTCGAATGGCTGTATTAATGGTGGATATGTATATTCATTACAAACGAGGTCAATTACCCCTTGCTCTTTTTTCCCATAAATACGAGCAAAGGAATCACCAAATGAAATCGCATCACGAGCAAGTTTACTTAAATATTTATTGATCAGCTTTTCCATGACATCACGGCGTTCATCTAGCTGTTTTTTTATTTTTTCAGCTGCTGGGCCATCTGCCTTTTTCAACCGCTGTGCTGGTGTAATAAAGACTTGTTGTCCGCTATAGGAATCTCCCCCTAAAGCGGCAGAGACATGAATTCCCATACCTTCTGCGATAGGTGCGAAGCGTAACATTCTCTCCCATTTTGTGAGAATTTCTTTTCGAGTACGTTTCTTATTGGCTTTGGTTTGATTTGTCCCAAGTGAAAACGGTGCCATGGTTTCATATAGCTGCGCCGTGGAATCCTGATTAGCCGTATCGAATTGCTGATCATATGAATTTACATTTTCACCGAGTAACAACGATAAGAACCGAGAAGACATAACTAAGCCAAAATACCTAAATAATTAAGTATTTTGATGGCTACCTTTTTTTAATTTTTAGATGAGTTCCAAAGTGTATTGGAACCGTACAGATTTAATAAATCCACAGCATGCAATTCTATTTGCACATATTTTTTAATTTGTTCAGAGGACATTGTCATGACTGAAGGTGTAAAAGTTTTTACCCCATTGGATATCGAATTAGCTCAGAAAACTACGGACATTGTTAATAGCCAACGTTATAACAACCGTCCTGAATTCGAAACCCTTACCTTAGGCTGGGATCGCAAAACTGGTGCTGTTGCAGTTAACTACACTTTTCCTGAAGAACCACCAATTAATGATCAAACACTTTAGTAAAGCAGAATACTTAGCGATTATTTAATGACAAAGAAAAGTACATGATTTAATAATTGTGTACTTTTTTTACAGAAGGAAATTAAGTACTGTAAAAGAGAATTAACTTAGGAATATTAAATATTTCAAGATAAAAATTATTTTAATCTAAAATAAATTCGTGTAATTTATAGAAAAATATAACTTTGTGACTTTTTGATGAGTTCCATCCTGCCTTTAGAAAAAAATATTATTGTAAGTGTTCCTAATGAATACACTACTTCACAAAAAGGGGCTTATTTTGAAAAGTTATGTGCCCAAATCCTTCGCAAACAGTCTTATGAAATTACAGGTTATGAAGTTAGAAGAACAGGTATGGAAGTAGACCTTGAAGCTATCCATAAACCATCTCAAAAAACTGTATATATAGAATGTAAATTTTTTAATGACAAAAGCTCAATTGATTCAAAAATAGTTGATTTGTGTTTTGCACAATCTTTTAGAGGAGATTTTGACAAGATAGCTCTTTTCTCTACAGTTAAATTGGGTAAAGATGCTCAAGGTACATATGATAATTATTTAAAAAAGCGAATAGACTTTTCTTATTATGATAGTGAAGAAATTCTTTCAGCTTTAGAAGTAAGTGGTCAAATTCCAAATATTGATACAATTAAATTCAATTCAAATGTAACATCCGCAACTCTACTTATACATCCAGAACTTGTTCCAGTATGGCTATTACAAGAAAGTGAAAACGGCTCTCCTACTGGATTAATTGCATATGTTTCTCCAGATAATGAAGTAAGTTTAGAACGTGTTAGACAAATTCTTGATAGTGAAGGAAAGCTAGAAGAATTAGATATAAAGCTTTTTGAACAAAAATTTACGCTTCCTCAGACTGAATTATCAACATCTTCTCCGACAAGAGAAGTTGTTAGTGGAATAGTTTTAGCCGATGATATTATGGACCCTAAACCATGCAGGCCAAAAGACTTTATTGGTAGAGATGATATACAAAAAGAAATCTGGGATTTTTTAGAGTCAGTTCGCACACAAGAAACAGATTCAAGAATTCTTGCATTAACGGGCCTTTCTGGTAATGGTAAATCATCTTTAGTTGCTAACCTTTCTGATCGCTTCACTAATAAAAAATGGAAAAACAAACTTTATCTCTATCCTGTTGATGTACGTTCTGCAAGAGGCTCACGTTTTGTCGCTGAAGCTGTAACAAAAGCATTTAATACCGCAGTAAGTCATGGATTTATTGAATCTAATACTTCTTTTACTATTGAGAATATTGACGAAATTACAGGTGGAAAAGCATTTCAAGAATACGCGCATTTTCTTGAAAATAATAATAAAATCATGGTGATTTTCTTTGATCAATTCGAAGAAGTTTTTATGAAAGAAGAACTCTTTTCCTTGTTTAGAGCATTTAGAAGATTTGCTCTTGACATATCTGCTGAAAAAACAAATGTAGTAGTTGGTTTTTCATGGAGAACGGGTATTTTTTTAGGGAATGATAATCCTGCTTATGGACTTTGGTATGACTTACGTGATCATAGAACTGAACGGAAATTAAAAACATTTGATGTAAAAGACTCCAATAAAATGATTTCTAGTTTCGAAATAGAAGCAGAAATTAATTTAACAAAACCATTAAAAGCCAGGTTAATTCAACAAGCCCAAGGATTCCCTTGGTTTCTTAAAAAACTCTGCATTCATTTATTTAAGAAAATAAAAGAAGGTATTTCTCAAGAAGAACTTTTAATTAGTCAAATGCAAATAAAAAACCTATTTGATGAAGATTTAGAACGACCTTCAGGTGAAGTTGAATGTTTAAAATTTGTTGCTAAAAAATCGCCAGTTGATAGATATGAAGCAACTAGAGAATTTGGCGAAAATACAGTTTCGAGATTAATTGCAGATAGACTACTTATTAAAACAGGAGAAAAAATTTCTGTATATTGGGATGTTTTCCGAGATTATCTCATCACAAATGAAACGCCGGTTATTTCTTGGGCATTTATGCCAAATTATCGAGTTAACATGTCTTTAAAATTTGTGGAATTGATTAAAGATCAAGCAGTTTCTATAGATGAGTTAGTGCAAAAAACTACCTATAGTAGAGGAACAATTCAAAATATATTTATTGATTTATTGTCCTTTGCATTAGTGGTAAAAACTAAAGATGACAAATACAAACTTAATTGTGAAATTGATGAGATTCCGCTAAAAGTTCGCAATCAAATGTTAGGACATTTTATTTATCAAGAAGCTTTGGCAGCATGTAAAAATAATGAAGAGTCTATCATTCCAGTTGAAGATATGTCTTTAATTATTAATAAAGCTTATGCCTCAGATGAGGGAAAAACTCTTGGTCGGTATGTTGCAAAAATCTTATCTTGGTTAAGATTCGCTGGCTTGATGAGTCAATTACAAGATAAATTGAGAATTTATGATGCCAAAAGCTATTCTCCAGACTTTGGTGAAATCTTAGGCGGCAGTAGAAAGACTAGTTTATTTTTAGCAGCGAGCACATTTGAAAAAGCAGTATTTTTACTCAATAAAATCATATCTCATCAACCAATTGATCAAACTGAATCAGGGATCCGAAATGTGATTGCTGACTTAGTTGCATTAGGTATTTGTAGAAGAGTAAGTAATAATCGAATTGAGTTAACAAAACCTACTAATCCAGAATTTTCTATTGAAAAACACCTTGCGAAAAAGGTTCTTGAAGCTGATACAATAATTTTATTAGATAAACTTGTTATGCATTATGGGGAAGATTTAAGTATATTAGTAGAAAAAATGTCAATTGAACTAGGCAAAAATTGGAAAGAAACTTCAGGACAAAGATATATTAATGCTCTAATTCGTTATAGAAATTTTGCTCTAAAAACTCTTAATCACTAAGTTTAAGTTAGTGTTATACATTTGCAAACGATATATTACTCTTATATAAATAAAGATAGCCCCAATTTAGGTGCTATCTTTTACCCTGCAAATCTAAAAACAAATAAATTAAAACCATATAATTTTAATGCCTTTACCATCCCAGGTTCAGGTGAACCGTCATGTCGCCATTTAAATGCAAGTTTTAATTTACCTTGGTTATATCCCCAATACATAGCAAACCATCTTGCTGTAGTACCTGTAGGACCAGGGTTAATATCCAAAGAACCTATAATATTATCTACTAGGAACCCAGAACCAACACCAATATCCACTTCAATACCTTCCCCGCCGTTAGAAGCTAATTCATCATGGGTAAAATGTAATACTTGAGTTACACGTGGTACTTTACCTGCAGATGCTGCTGACCAAATTAATTCACCTGTTTCATTAAATACATCAAGATAACCTGAAGACACTGGATAGTCTTGACGCAATTGATATAAAGTTCCTGAATTAACTCCAAAAGTACCAGCTCCAGCACCATATCCCCCATCATTAGGCATTATGATAGTCATGGGAGTTAAACCATCATCTAATTTATCAATACCTATTGTACGAGTATCACGCATAGTAGTTGGGTACCACGAAGGACCACCACCACCAAAAGTAATAACCATAGGTAAAGCTCCTGTGGGATCGGGTAATGTGGTAATAACTGTAGTTCCTACTGTACCAATATTTTTAGTCTCATCATCGACTACTACATTACCTTTATCATTAAGTACAATAAAATTACCCATTACTACTACCTAAATTTATAAAAGAGTAATGTGTCTGTAGCTAAAGGAGCTTGCTCAAAACACGACAATACGTAAGTATCTGCTGCAGTAATAGATACGAAACATCTTTGCATGCCTACTACATTCTTTTGAGTACCTACTTGTCTGCCCGTAACAAAAGCCACAGTAGTTTCTGGATGTATACCCGACATAGTAAGTGGCAAACCTATACGGTCAGCTCCAAAATAGTCTTGTACACTTTTAGGAGCAACAGCATCACCTATAGTAATGCTTTTAAATGCAGTAAGTTGCTTATCTGTAAGATCAACAATAATTTTTCCAGTTTCATCAAAACATTGTAAGCCTTGTGGCATTTTGTCCTCCCAAAAAAAGGGCTAGATAACTAGCCCCTCTTCACTACCACAGCCCTAATTTAACCCTGACTACATTATTATCGTCGTAAACTGTTATTAAACTGCCACTTAGAACCATTCGTGCGCCAGTTGGTTTTGCAGGATCTTTATAAGTGGTTAATGTCCCCAACTCACCAGCAATTGCACTCAATTTATCGACATTAAATAAATCAGCAGTCAATGACTTTACTTTGAAGTTTGCAGCGGTCAAGTTCTTAATAAATACATCACTATTCATAATCACTTGATTGTCTTGGATTATGAATGGCATGTACTTAGTTGAAGATGCACCGGTTGTGAAAAAGATTTTATCTGCTTGGAAACCAATTGAACTGATAACGGTTCCATTCGTTTGCTCACTGACCATAGACATTCCAGAGAACACTCCGTTATTGTCCATACCCATTACATACTTACCCTTCACACCATCGATCAAGTCTGCTTGTGACTTAAGCTTTATGGCATTTTGGCCGTAAACAGAAACTAATGTTTGTAATGCACCAGCATAAGCACCCACATCAGTTGTATATGTGGTTTTGAAGTTTTCAAAATCTGCAATATTGTCTGCATCTTCAATATCAATGAAATCAAGATCTACTTCACCTGCCTTACCTGAATAGTTGCCAATAAACACTGGCGTAAAAAATGCTGCTTTGTTTGCAAATGTTTTTGGACTAAGAAGAGTTCCAGCACCAGCGCTTGCACCCGCCGATCTTCCTTTGAAATAAGCGGTACCAGTAATCCAAGTACCCAACGCAGGTGCGGTACCAGCAACTAGGTAGTGACTCGAACCTACATCATTAATTTCCGTATTATCTTGAGCTACATATTTTGTCTTCGTTGCATTTTGACAAGTTGCACCTACATACACTACGCCTGTACCACTTACACGGCGGAATCTATACTTCACTCGATAGTATTTGCTGTCATCAATAGGTAAAGAGGCAAACCAATTTATCCAAGTTTCATCATTTCCACTATTGTTACCAATACGGAGCGCGTATCCTCCACGACATGTAGCATCCGCCACAATTGTCATTTCAGCTTTATTACCACTTGGCGTTTTATTGAGCCAATCTTTAAACCAAGTATCCAGCACCGAAGCCATAATTTTTTGACTGTTCGCTGAATATAACGCTGTCATCCGTTCAGTTGATGAGGCTATAGCTTCATTAGTTTTTGATGAAGTCAGGTAATCACGTTCTAAGGTTGCTTTAGTCGTTGCGGCTAGATCTTTTGCATCAGCTGCAGCTTTATTTAAGTATTCATTTACTGCCTTATCTAAATTAGCAACTTCAGTGTAGAAGATGTTAATCCTTCCCTTTAAAGAGTCACGTTGAGCTGAAGTTAATGTAGTTTTAGTGGTAGTTGTGGAAATAATATCAGTGAAAAATTTAGGAGATACATTATTCAAGTTATCCCAAGCTGTCTGAGCTGCCATAACAGAAATACCCCACGGATTAGCTAAGTTCAGCAACCGGTTAAAATTAGACTCCATATCTTTATAGCTATTATACAAAGCAGATTTTTCAGTTGGTGTAATAACTAAATCTGACATTACATCATCAGCTATTTGCTTACCAGCAGCAGCATTTGCAGTTACCGTAGCAGATAATACGCCGTTAACTTTAACAGTGTCAGCTGAAGTATTTTCAGATGTAATATCCCCTACTTTTGTCCAATCTGAGGCGGTAAATGCACCAGATGTACGCCCAACTGTTGCAACTGAAACAGTGGTACCATTTTTCCAGATATCCCCTTGTGCATAAGGAATAGTAGGCTGAGCAGTAAATGTTTTTGATTTACTGTTTGCACTGTTTTGAGCGCTATCTGCAAGACTTTTAGCTTTTTCAGAGATTAAGCGCACTAGCTCTTGCCGTGCATTATGAACATTCGCAAAATTAGTAATAAATTGGTTACGATCAATAGTACTGGTCATATTCATGTTGGCAAATAAAGCGGCCAAATAGGTATTTAACGTACTAAAAGCTGTAGCATAAGCGGTCGAAGATATCCCATAAGTAACTGCTTCAGCTCTTAAGTTCGTATCAGTTTGATAAAGCGAATCCCAAACTAACTTACCCTGCTTTTTCTCTACAGGTGTGAGTTTATTATCAGCTGCAATATCACTTAACTGGGCCATAGGAATATCAACTTTGGCTTGTGATCCTGCAGTCGTTTCCATTGCAGAAGTGACTGTAAACGGAGTTACTGATTTATAAACAGATAAATCCGTTTCAATTGCCGCTGACCAGCCATCTTTGAAATAATCTGGTGGATTAGTATGCGTAATTGTTGCTGTTTCAACAGTAATTGCAGGATATGACCAAGCATCCTTTTTAGTGATTAAAATGCATACCTTATTGTTGCTATCTAAAGCTAAAGCCAATCCTTTTGTTATTGCATTCGTTTCATCAACGGTGATACCAAAAGAACGTGCAGTCATATTTTGGTAAAAAGGTGTAGTGGATGTATATGCATAAAATGCTAGATCCATATCAAATGTATTATCTTCTTTGTTATTGTAGTTATAACCAGAGATTTTAATCTTTGTCATGTACGCGTTGATAGTGATTGGCGTTTTAATGACTAATGTGCCAGTAGTTGTAATTGCCTGCCGCCAAGTTAAAGGTTTAGCAAAAATCTTGCCCCCACCTGAACCAAGTGGCTGCACACTCATAGCACTAGTATATTCTGAAGTAAGTTTCTGAGATGACGCAGCAATTGCTCTATCGATAGTTGTATTAGTGATATCAGCATTCAAAATATAAGCGCTGTTTTTACTATCTAACTTTGAAGACATCTCAACTAACTTGGCTGCCCATGATTCTTTAAAATTTGTTAGGGTTGAAATTGAATCCGTAGCTGTAGAAACAAAATCTTGTAATGTCGGGTCGGCCGAAGCGTAATCAGTTACGTCATATTGCTCAATTTGAGCTAATGTCCAAACTAAGGGAGCAGTTGCTGTAGGAGTAGATCCTCCTGCCACATAAACATGTCCTGAATTTGAGAAAGTACCTGCAGCGCCGCATTTGATCAGTCGAATGTAAGTTTCAAATTTACCTGTCCCTTCAGCACTACCTACAAATCGTTCTATTGCGCCTGTACCCATTGAGTTACCAGCGATTACCAACTTATATCCAATAGGTAATTTGATTAAATACTTAATGACAAATACAGCATTAGCGCGACCATAAACAAGCTGAAAGAAACCACCGTAAGTAGGATTTGCAGCTCCAATAGTTTTAATTTCTATCTCATGAGTCGAAGTAGTTGGATTATCTGAACTCTTAGCAACACGTGTGACTGAAACATTACCATTTGCAGCATTGTTATAAAGTCCTACACCATTGACACCCTTTTTAAAATTAACGTCTCCCTGCAGCAATTTTCCATTCGTAATCATCATTGCCAGCATTGTTGTGTTCTCTAATGCCGAACCAAGATTGTTAGTACTTGTTTGTAACTGTGAAATATCAGTATTTCGAAGAGTTGCGAGATCTTGTGAAGTTTGGTCAGCTGTAGCTTTTGTAGTTTTCACTACTGTAGATAATCCACCAGGTACACCCGCATCATATTGTTGAATCTGCTGAGCAATAACGCCTTTATTTGCATCTGCTTTGATAAAGGTATCTTCTACAAACTGTGCATTTTGCTTAAGAGAAGATCTAAAACCTCCTTTAAAATTAGGTGCAGAATTACCTCGGCTGATAAACATATTAGTAATAGTAAAAGTTCCACCAGACGGTGCATTATCAAAGCGTAATCCTAATGGAATTGCTTCAAATGCAGTAGCTTTTACATCAGATGGGAAAATACCTGTCAATTCTATTTCACCGCTTGCAGCAACTATAAATGTTGGCAATCCAATGCTGTAAGTTGCACCATGAAATTGAATGCTACATGTCGCCCCCACTAATCCAGCAGCAGCTGTATATTTGATTCGCGCAACTACCGGATCACCTTTATCGATAGGAATTTCTTTATGTTTGTATTGAAGTTCCCAAACAGCAACTGTTCTATTTGTTCCTGTTGCGATACTTAAATTTTTCGTATCATCACCAAGTAAAATCCAGTTCTCTTCGGAATACCGTAAAATATCTAATTGTGCTTTAAAGACCTTAATTTCTTCTGCAAATACTTCTTTCGCATCAGAGCGAGTGATCTTTTCTTGAAGAATTTGAGCGTGGTTTTCTAAAACCTTTTGTAGGTTACCGCTGTTATTTGCTAGACCAATTGGAATACCACTAACTACCTGAACAGCTAGCATGATTTGTTTAGCACCATTTGGACCTGTATCTGGCGTCGAATGTAATTCGATACCTCGACCAGACCCAATCCCTTTTTGCCCTATCAAAATGTAAGCATCACGCCCAGTGATTTGATCAATTGTAAATGGGTTTGCACCAAGTGAAATTAATGCATTTTTTACGGTAGCAATATTTACTCCTATACTGTCGTAGTTTGTGACAATAACAAAGGTATCATTTGGAATTGCCGCGATAGCATTACTCATCGCCGTAGCATTTGTGATAGCTGCATATGTATCGTATCGAGTGGAAGTAGCAATTGACCCGTCTGCAGCAAGAACATGAACTGAAAAACCACGAGCTGAAGCAACAGATTTAATTTCACCTTTTAGATTTTTGATACCTGTGAAAAAGCCATTCCAACCACATGAATAAACACGATAGTTAAAAACCTGTCCTAAATCTTGGTTTAATTGCTTGTAACCTGATTCTAAATTTGTGATTGATTGTGTCGTGTTTTGCTGGTTATCACTAATGGTTGAGTTAATTTCTTGAAACTTACCATCAGCAGATAATTTATTATTATCGACCGCAGATTTTAAAGTTACATAATTTTCAGAAATGGATGCAATTTGTTCACCATTCTTTTTTACATCTGCCTTGGTACCTTCTATTGCAGTCGCATTAGCCTCTAACCCTTTTTCAAGTTCACGAGGATTTTTTCTAAAACCAGTTGCTAACTCACCCTTTTCAATTTGTACTTCTCGAATTAAAAAATCAGGTGCAAAACCAACTTGAGCATACAGAATCACATTAATATATTGTAAATCAATAAGATTAGTATCAAATGTATAAGTACATAACATTTCTTTATCGGTAGAAATATTATTCCATGTAGTACCAATTTGATTATTGCTACCCGCCGCATCTCGACGATGGAGGATCAGTAAAATTTGTGTTTGAGCTGCTGTTAAAGATTTAGCTTTAAACGACAACGTGTACTTTTGGTTCGCTTCTAAACCTTCAGCTAAAGTAATAGTCTCAATAAAGCCTTTGAAATATGTAGTTGTATTGGTTGATTTAAAATGCCCCCAAGTAGTTCCATTTGAATCCTTATAAAGTTCAAATAAGCTACCTGCTACTACCGCATTTTGACGCCAATTTGATATTTCAAGTGGCTTAGAGAAATCACCATTTTTAATGATATTATCGCCACCACTAGATGAGATAGCGGCTTTGATGATTTTACTTTCCTCTGCAATCGCTTGATTAGTCTCTGTTTTTGTATAACGGGTGCTATCTAGAGTCGCTGAACTATTGGTCCATAAGTCACCAAACTTTTGTCGGAATTTAGCTTCAAGTGATTCAGTTGCGGCTGAAATTGCTTTCGTAGTATCTGACTTACTAGAATAATCAATAAGAATAGATGATTTAACGATAGTGCTATCAATATCAGATTCATTCAAAACTGGTGAAACTTTATAGCCTTGAACTTCCCACCAACCACTTGTTCCAGTATGGCCCAACGCAATCCCAAAGCGTAGTTGCTGAATAATAGTGTTAGAAGTAAAGTTCGCAACAGTAGAAACGAAATACCAATTTCCATCTTTAGCTGGTAATTGAGCAGCTGGAACACTTACGGCGCTATAGCGAGCTATTGTCCATAAACCATCAGCATAACCATACATAACAGGAATGCTTAACGAACCGTTGGAGTCAGAAGAACAACGAACCCAGAAGCTAATACGGTAAGCCCGATCATTAGGGACTGCACTTAAGCTGTAATTAAAGCAGTTTACAGGAACCGTTGTATCCTTTCGGAAAACGGTATTTGAAATTTTGCCTGATGTAGTCGTTTTGAAGTACTGCTTCATGTCATAGCTATAATGGCTAATCCACTTATCAGGGTTCGCTAAATTGTAATCAGGAATTAACGAATCACTATCATTTTCCGCTTTAATAGATTCATCTAATTTGTTCAGTGAAGTATTAAAGGTCTTAGTTTGTGAAGCTGTAACTTCATCTAATTTTGCATTTGTAGCGTAGTTATTTAGAGCTTGAGCAGTGTTAAAGATATTCTTCTCTACATCTGTCATACCAACTTCAAGCTTAGATGTGCGCTGTGCTAATGCATCCCTTTCAGTAACATATGTTTGCTTAAACTCAGTGAGATTAGCAGATACTTGATCAAAAGCTGCATTAAAGTCATATGGACTCGCAATCCAGCTGTCAGTAGTTATAAATTCCCCTTTAACCAATACGGCCCAGTAAACAGTACCCACACTTTGCTTGTCTGCAATAGGCTTGTTTAACATATAGAAATGGAGACCTTTCCCAGTACCGGCAGATGTTTTTGTAAAAGTAATTTTGCTAATAATCTTGCCTGCAGTGTTCAAGACCTGCTGTACAAACTGACTTCCACCACCTGCATAAACAGCTAAATTTGAATTAGTGTCACCATTTCCTCTCGTATGTTCAGCACACCATAAAAGTGTGTACTTAGCTCCTACTTCCCAGTCTCCCCCCATTTTATAAATATGATGAGGATAAGAAGACCCGTTATATGTACCAACAACATTAGAGTTGATCAATAGATTGGTGCCAGCTGGTGCAGACTTGTTTAGATTTGCTGATAAGGTATTTGACTGTTCAGTAACTGCTTTAATTTGTCCAGCTTGTTCTGTTACTTGTGATTTTGTCGTTTCTAATGCTTCAGATGAGGCTTTTTTACTTACTTCGGAATTGGTTAAAATGAGGTCATTTCTTAGCTTTGAGATGTCTATACTTTGAGAAGACAAGGAATCACCTTGCTTCTTAACATCTGCTTGAGTAACTTTAATTGCCTCAGCATTTGCGCTTAATGAGCTTTGAACATCACGTGGGCTAGGGCTCCATGCTGTCGCTTTATTACCAGCTTCAATCTGTAATTTTTGTATTGTGGGGATACGTCCCGTTGTGTAAGTTCCATAAAATTCAATGGTGGATTCCGTTGTACTGCCAGTATGTAATTTAGGAAAAACAGTCACTTCATATTTTTGAAATTCATTAGCTTTCGTTGCAGTGACAGGCGTAGAGAAATTATGCGCTGACCCATTTGAGGAATACACGAGTACTGCACCTGCAACTGGTACACTCATTTCAAAAGAAATAGTAACCGGCTTATCTAAATTTTCATCATAAAAAGCTTTGAGCTCTTTACTTCGCTCATACATTAAGTATTCACGACTCGTTGCAGCTGATGAGGTTCTTGGAGCTTCAGAATTGGCAACGACATTGACACCACCAACCTTAATATTTTGCACAGCTGCTGTTATGTCCGTTGAAACACGGCTCATTGCACTATCAAGATCACTCTTAGTAACTGTTTTCAATAACGCTTCGGCGTTATTTTTAACACCAGTTTCTGTATTCTCTACCCTAGCTTCAAGTTTACTAGTCCGTTCTGCTTCAGCATCTGTGCGATTAGTTGCGGTCTTGAACAAATCATTAGCAGTTGCAGTTGAATCATTTGCAGAAGCTAAAGAATTGTTATCTTCAATGATAATGAAGTTAAGCTGACTTATACCTGGTTGAGCTGAATAGTTACCAATAAACATTGGCGCATAAAATTCGGCTTGAGCGGGAAATGTACGAGGATTATCTATTGTTCCAAGCCCCGTAGCAGCACCTGTAGACTTTCCTTTCAGATAAAGTACAACTTCTTGCCATTCACCTAAAATAGGCTTAACTGCGGACAACAAGTAGTTTGATGAACCCATGTCTGCAGCTAGATTATTTGTAGTTGTCACATACTTTGTTTGATCTGCGGTTTTACAAGCAACACCTAGATAAATACTTCCTGTTTCGCCAGAAACACGGCGGAATCGTGCGCGAACTCTATAAAGAGTATCTGGATTAATTTTTACGAATTCTTTCCAATGAACCCAAGCTTCATCATTGCCGGCATTATTCCCAAGCTCAAGAATATAACCACCCAATGCATTTGCATCTTGAATTACTTTAGCTTCACCAGTCGCACGCCAAGTAGTCCAATCTTCAATTCCTTTTGAAGTTACGACAGCACGAACACCAGAAGTCACTTGAGTTTGAGACTTTAAACTTAATAAATTTTGAGCCAGTGCTTCAGTAGCTTTTACCGCTGTTGTTCCAGTTTGCTGAGCTTCTGCTGCATTATTAAAAGCTAGCTTTGCCACATCATCAGTGGACTTAATTGAAGACGTAAGGCCAGATATTTTAGTATTTGTATTATCTTCTAATGTAGATACGCTCTTTTCGACATTGATGATTTGACCTTGAACTTTTAGATTTTCTTTAGAGATACTAGTATCTAAACTAGAAAATTTTGTAGTTGTTGCCTCTTCAAATTCTGCCAAAGATTCAGTTACTTCTTGAATATTTGCATTTGATTGTCTGTCTGCTTCTTCTAAATCTGCTTTTGTTTGATCAATACGTAAAGATAAAGCCTTATCACCGTCAGATACGGATTTTGTGATAGTAACTAAATCTGAATCAGTTTTTGTCTTATTGGAATTGTAGTCTGTCTTAAGTTGTTCAAGCTTTTGGGCTTCTGAAACTAATTTATCATCAACAATTTTAACTGAGGCTTCAACCTTTTCTATGTATGATGCATTACCTGTTACTTGATCACGCCAAGTTTTCGGAATAGTGTCATTTACAGCGGTGACATCCCAAACTTCATATGAAGCAACAATTACATCAACTGGTTTTTCAACAGAAGCAACTGGTGGATTTATACTATTGATCGGTCTGAAATGACCTTGAATTGTCGATCCGATATCCGGCCCACACTTGATTACAGAATAGTAAATTTCAAATTTACCCGTTCCTTCTACACTACCAAGAACTTTCAACAATCCACCAGTTCCCAAAGCATTGCCATAGGGTTGAAGTTTTAAGCCTACAGGTATTTTAAGGATTTGCTTTACTAAAAAAACTTTATTGGCCGCAGCAGATAGCAACGGTGTATTCGGGAACCAGCCCGAACCTAATAAACCTGTAGATCGAATTAGGATTTCATGTGTAGAGGTAGTTGGATTGTCAGCCGACTTCGCTTGGCGTGTATATGTAGAACCAGCTTGGTTAACATATGCAGTTAAATTATTGGTTTCTTTGAAAGTAGGGTCATCACGGAGAGGTTTACCTAGTGACTGCATTCGAGCTAAATCATTAGCATTTAAAATATTAGTATTTGCTGTATCAAGACTTGCTTGCAATTGACCTGTTTTTTCAACAACAGATTTATTTAAATCAACTACAGTTCTTTCAACACTATCAATAGCAGCCTTATTGTCCCCAATTTGAGACTGAGCTGTACTAATTTGTTCAGTAAGGGCTTTGTCTTGAGCTGCACGAGTTTTAGTTTCTTCTGAAATTAAGGCGTTTGATTTACCCAATTCATTTTGCATTTCAGAAAACTTAACTTCAAAACTTTGGGTAATTGCTTCCTTATCATTTGATCGTGCTTCAGCTTCAGCTAGAAAGCCCGCAACGACTTTCTTATCTAAGTCCACATACTGAGCAGCTACTTCATCGACCTTTTTAACAGCAGCTTCTGTCTGATTTACGATTGGTTCAATTTTCTGATTAATGAGAGTATTAGTTTCGTCACCCAAAGCTACTTTAGCTTCATCAATCATTTGACCAGCTTTAACTAAGTTTTGATCAATATCTTGTTTAAGAGCAGCCTTAGTTTGGTCTATAACAATTAGTGCTTCAGCAACCTGTTTTTTACGGTCTATAACTTCTTGATCTGCTACTTTTTTTGCATTCTCAGCGGCTAAGCGAATTTCATCAGAATCACTTCGCACATCAGCAATGATTGAATCAGTTTCTCTTTTGATTAAGCCAATCTTGTCATCAAGATCTTTCTCAGCACGTATAGCGCGTTGCTGAGCCTCTGCCACCAATTCCTCATTTACCTGAATTGATTGATCAATACGTTGATTTGCTTCATCTAAGCGAATATTTGCATCATTAGCATGCTGTTCAACAATGAGTTTGGTATCAATAATTTCTTGATCAATATAAGCCCGAACTTCATCAACTTTATCTTGTGCAATTTGACCTACTTCTTTTACTTGGTCATGGATTTTTTGCACTTCTTCATCGATGTGATTAATACCTTCTTCAAGCAATTTATAAGCATCAGAGTCTTTAATATTTTCAATTAACTCCTCTACTTCTTTTATTTTTTCATCAATTTCTTGGCTTACTTGATCTTTATTTTCATCAATTTTTTCACCTTGTTCTTTTAATTCTTCTTTTAGTTCCTCCAATTTATCAATTGCATCTTGAAGCGCACCTTGAAATGCTTTGGGATCAATAGGAATTCCAGCAACCGTAAGAGTTGTACCAACGGCCATACTACCCGCAACAGCACTATTTCCAGCTACTGAAGTATCTCCTACAACAGTACTATTTCCCGTTAAGGTGCTGTTACCAGTTTGTTGTGTATTGGCTTGTACATTCATCAATGGTGTTTTGATCGATACAGTTGTGCCAGAATCTACTTTTAAATTTTCTTTAGAGATAAATTCAATATTGTCTTGTCGAATACGGCGCACACCTACAATCGCGCCGTCTCCATGACTGACATAACTATGGATTACTGGACGTTCTTCATTGCCATTTTCGAAGAAGACATACACATCTTCTCCGTCAATAATTTGAATTTCTGTATCTAAGTCACTATCACCTACCGGGTAAGCGAAAGTTGCAGTAATACCTTCGCTTGCTCCATCAGTTAAACCATGAATGTGTACTTGTGCAGTACGACCTTTTGCGTTGTAACTTAAAATCTTTGCACGTGTGAAACCATTCATATATTTAACCTACAAATTTGCAATCCAGAACTTTGATGAAGTCCCCATTGATCCCCCGATTGCACCTGTATCTATATGATGGGCTGCTGTTAGAACGACATACTTTTTACTATCAATTTCAAATATATCGCCTGCATTCCAGTTCAAATTTAAAGGTCTAATTACAGTCCCTCTCAAAATCAAAACTTTTTCCATGTTTTTGACTTGACGGGCATCTAAACCTGCTCTTTGAGTAACAGTATGTCCAGGGGTTATTGAGTCATCACCAACAACCGTTGAACCATTATTTTCTACTGTCACGAATGATGACTTTTGCATCAGTTCCAAAGGTTTACTGGAAATCCAAACAACACTACTTGGATCGAGCTTTGTGATAGCCTCCTGTTTGAATAAAGAATCAATTTTTTGTGCTGCTACCTTATTTTTTTGAAAACAAATAACCGCTGCTTCTTGTTGCAGATAATGAGCCAAACGTTGGGTTGGCATTCTTCCTTTGAGACAAACAAATTTTGGTAGTGGTAAATCACTGCCTAAACTTATGGTTGCACCACAAGCCCGTATTACAGAATTAAAAGACGTTTCATTACTGATAACAGCTTGCTTTGAATATTCGATAAGTCTTTTACAACCAGCTAAAATACCGATACAGGAGATGCCACCTACACGCCGATCTTGTTTGATTGTTTGAGTCTTGAGGGGTGTGACTTTGATTAATTCAAATGGATGAGAAATATCATTTACAGTTAATTGCTCCCCTTCTTTCAAAAGGGAGTCTAATTCTGCTGTTGATTGGACTGTGAACTCTATTGATGCTGGTATAGGTACGAGATCTGTACGTAAAGTTGCACTGATAAGCTCAGATGCTGGAATTATCTTACCCGCAGATACAATGGTGATTTGCATTAGCGGCTCCCCATGTTAAAACTCATCGGGGCCATTAAAAAGGCAAGTTTTGGTAAAGCTTCTTTCTTCTCGTTATAGATTTGCTGCGCTTCTGAGACTGAAAGTCCATAACTTTCGACTCCGAGCCCACGAGTTGCTTCAACCAAACGAGCTTGCAAAAGGTCACAGTGAGCTTTCACTAAGGGCAGAATAATTACATACTCATCACCGTTAAGCTCAATACTTTCGTCCAGTTCAATACTTGAAATTGCTTTAGTTTGACAATCTAATGTAGCCCATCCAGCATAAAATTTTGCCTCCTCTAAAAAAGCTTTAACTATATCCTCAAGCAAAATTGAATAGCCTGACAACTGATATTCTTTGTATAGTTCTTCTGAAAGTTGCTGGATCGTACCAGCAACTACAGCATACCCTTCGGATTTAGGTAATAACTTCATCGCCATTACCCAAAAAGAGAACCTAAAGCACGATTTGATGCACTTGTTGTTGAATCACGAACGGCTTGTGCAGTATTAATAACCTGTTGTACTCGATTTACCAGTTCAGCTGTACCATCTATCTCTTTTTTCCCCGGTTGGACACTTCCATTTGTACCAATGTTTGCAAAGTTACCAAAGTAGTTATAATCAATTGGGCAAGAAACTGTCATTACTTGTGAACGACTATCAGAATCATATTCAGCTGATTCAAAACGAATAGCACAGTTTTCAAGTGCATAAGAGCGAGTAAAACTTCCTAATCGGCCATCGTAATAATCGCCATGGATGATCCCACCACTTGCAACAATGTATTCAGCAAGAATTTGATCATGACCTGCTTCTGTAACGATAATCTGTAGATTACCAGTGTATTTAGTTTTTGGTGGACCTGCGACAATTCCTGTAAATCCACCGGGATATTGAACTTCTGCTGGATCTTCATTACTTACAATTGGTCGTGGGCAACTTTTAAATAAAAATCTAAAGTCTTCCATCCCACGAGGTACAAACATACCTTGGCAAGATAAGAGTGGTGAGCCAAGTTGCTGTAAGGCAATATAATCTTGTTTAAGCTGGTTAAGTAAAATCGGGTTAGATTGTTGCATAATCTTGATGCTCAATAGCTTTTATATGCACCAAGATTAAAAGGTTATCTCCCTTTCAAAGTTGATTGGTTCCAATAAAAAAGCCACCGAAAAGGTAGCTTTTTTTATCTGTTTTTAACCAATATTTGGCGGCACTCGCAGTACCTGTACTGAAGGCACTCCACGCTCAAGGGTATCTCGGACACATATGTAGTCTGGGTTATTTGGCTCATACCCTAGTTCACCGCGAATATTTCCTTTATGGATCGTCATTGGCGTATCAAAACGACCACGCATAAAGCGGCCTATAATAATCGTGTCCGTTAAAGATTGATTAGTCTTTGTTTCGGTTTTATCAGTTTTTTTCTGATATTGGATACCTGGTGCTTCACCTAGGATTTGAGTTGTATTCATGCTTATTTCCTTAATTAATTGGTATAGGTAAAGCCAAAAAAGACTTTACCTATAAGCTATTAGTAAATACCTAAGCGTTTACCTTTATTAAATGAACGTAAGCGCTTGCGAATTGCGTTCGCGCTGAAAGCATGAAGGCGAGCTTTTTTCATACCTGCTTTTTGAGCTGACGTTAAACGTACCTTTTGACCTGGTAATCGTTTATTCACAACCGTTTTAATTCCTTGTCGAATCGCAAGTACTCCACGGTAATGAACTTTTCGACCATTAACTTTACGTTGGCTAAACGCCCCATTACGAGCTTTAATTTTCTTAGCCATTGAGTCGAAACCTTCTTCAGTTTCATTGGCATCACCGAAAATAAACTCACGTACCAACTCTTCAAGTTCTGGACCTTCGTCTGGTGTATTTGCAAGTACAGTATTTGCAGCTGCTTCTAATGCAGCATCTGCAACTTCCGTATCCTCACTGAAAATTTCTTCAATATCAGTTGTATCAACACCAAATGTAAGGAAAGCATCAGATAATGACGCCATTAAAGCGTTTTCATATGTGCCTTCATCATTATCTGCAGCATCTAACGCATCAACAATTAAGGCATCCAAATAATCAACGGCGAGCTCACCTTCTCCTAAATTACCTTCGCTGATCGTATCTACTGTATCCGAAAGAATATCTAGACCAATTTGTCGAATTTGTTCAATGACTGACTGTTGCTCTCGGTCAATACTTGATACTTTACTTACGACGGCAGAAATATTCTCAGCTGCTGAATCGAATGCGCGTAACATTAATGGTTTTTTAGTGGTTGGGCCAAATGGATTCATCTTGAAAGATCCTTAAAATTATTTAACTAAAACGTCTTCATCAAAAATTGCGGCACGAGTCGTACCAACAACACCATGGGCTAAATAGAGGCGTACACGCTCATAAGGAAAATCATTGTCAGGTACTAAACTGAACTCAAATGGTCTACCCCCCAATTCGTCAGCTGCTTTTAACCAACCAGTTGTTTCGCTTGATGCCCCTTCTAAAAATTCTTGGATATCGTCACCAGCTTTTTTGATGTAATCCGGTGTTGCTTGGAACATATAAGTTCTAAGAATTTCGATACATTTATTCGTAACCCGTGCTGAGATTTCCGCTGCAGGAACTAAACGTAAAGCACTATTTTTACTTTGGTATTGGGTTAACACATCACTTAATACAAATAATGTAGTTTCGAACTTAACTGGGCGAACGACATTTACTTTAGCCTTAGCCAACATTTCCTGAATTTGCTCATCTTCAAGATCATTACCTGGAATCTGGCTTAAGTTTTTTGCTGTAAATGGATAATCTTTCCATGCCACTGCATTTTTTAACGGCGCAAAACCTTGCTTATTCAATTTCGCATTACGTAATAATTTATCGCCGATGTAATGGCCCAAATAGTAAGCTGGTACCTTACGTCCTCTAAGCGTGACGGCATCAGAAGGACGGCAAAGGTTTGGACTCCAAATGAATTGAACAAACTGTGATTGAGCATCTACGCTTGTTGCAAATTGGGCTGCTTGTTCAGCTGTAAAGGTTGGGTTAATTTCAGCATCCAAAGGAATACGTAATTTTGTAGCTGCACGTTGTGCCGCAACATAAATTGGTAAATCATGTGGATTAGGCAAGGTCAGATATGCTGGTGTAGTTAACTGACTTGTTAAAATCTTAAAGAGTTTATCCGCATTAAATGAAGGTAATTCTTCATCCTCTAATGCCAATGTTTTTGAGGCACGTCCTAAACTATTAGATTCGTTATATGCAGTTGATTTGAGAATTGCTTGTAGCGCATCAATGCCCAGTGTTAGATCAAATTTCTCGAAATATTCTTTCGCATCTGCTACTGCCACAATTGAAGCTGAATTTTCAATGTCACCATCTACTAATCCTTGTACAGTAACAATTTGATCACCAGTTACCGCATCACGTATTTCCAAGCGCATAGAAATATCTGCAGGTCCGCGTGGACTAGTTACTTTAGCAAAAAAGGCCACATTGATTTCTGCATTTGCAAGATAACTGTGAGTATCAAATTCCAATTTCAGTGATGGGCTGGCCCCTGCTACAAGGGATAGCTCACCTGTACTTGTTAGAGCAATATTCATTACATTACACGCCCAAGGCTATTTGTTTTACGTATTTTGAGCTGCGGGCGTTATTGATTTTCTGGCTAGTTCCAATGTAAAAAAACCACTCGAAAGTGGTTTTTAAAATAATCAAATTCTTATACCGTACCATCTTGTTCAGAGGGTTCTTGCGGTTCAGACGGTACAATCTGAATTACATCCCCTTTCAAACCGTTAATTTGGTCTAGATTATCTAACAATTGTTTATGAGCTTCATCACCGATCAAAGTGAATGTGATCTTTTGACCGGCTTGTACCAAAACTTGTGTAAATGGTTCTGTAATGTCGCTCAAGCCATTATTTTGCAGTGTAATAGTTCGTTCTGTTGGTAAATCACCTACAGCATCCATAATGGGATTTGTTCCATCAATAATTAAATTCGTCATTTCATTACTCAACAGTTAGATTTTTACCAAGCCCCTTCAACTGACGTAAGTTTTCCAGCACTTGATGTTTAAATGTTTGGTTATGACACGTAATACTTGTAGTTTGACCCGCCTCAATAGCAACACGTGATAACGGTTCTAAAACAGTTGAAAATCCGTTATTAGTAACATTAATAACCAGAGTATCCACGCTACTAATGCTAGAACCAGTTAGATTTTCCCCACTTTGTTGTTCGTCTTTGGGAATATCAGTTTGTTGAGGGTTATTTGCTACAAATCCTAACTCATCAACATTCCAACTAATTTTAGAATCAAGATCAGTTGAAGGTTTTACAGCATCATTCGATGATTCAGTTGAGTTTCCATCATCTTTATTTTTGGACGCTTCATTATCTGAATCACTATTTTTCAAATCAGTAGGTTTCGAATCTTCATCTTGAGATGCGCCGTTTTCAGGACCTTGGCTATTTAACAAATCACCTTGATCTGAAGTTTTTTCATCACCAGTTTGGGTATTTTGTGTTTCAGTAGTTTTATTGGTTTTACTACGGGTTGATTTTTGTTTGTTAGTAGTTTGAACGTCAGTTGAAGCTAAAGTTTCATCAGTGTTTTGAGTTGTTGTAGCCATGTGATTATCCTTTCAAGAAATAAGGGAAAAGGCGCATCGAAATGCGCCTTACTTTGTATTACTTAAGATTTTTTGAGGGAAGGCATATTGATACAGTGGATGACATAGCTTTGGTCTGCGTATCGATCCAATGGGTTCATTTCAGCTGCTTGAGAACCAATTAAAGTAAGTACTGATTCACGTGCATCTGGTCGTGTTTCGATAACTGAGAGAGGAGATTGAATAAACCCAACAAACGGCGCTCGAATTGGCTCATTACCACGGCCCACTAAAAGCATATCAAATGCAGTATCTGCTTCAACTACAAGCTCTTGTGCTGACGGTGCATGATAAACGTTGGTACCATCTGCAAGTGTGCCGATGCGGACAATCTGACCATATCCAGCAGAATAGCCAGTTTTTGTTGGCATCTTATCGCTAGATAGTTGGTTAAAGAATACTGCGCCACTATCACCAACATATAGATCATAAGCGACGGTAGAGCCACCAGTGCGCTGATTAATATCCATTTTTGCAGCAGAAATAAACTTCATTACTTCGCCAAACAGATCGCCAGTGGTATTAAACGCAGCAGCTAATTTACCTGTGACACCACGAGAAGCATCAAAAGTAACTTCATGGCCTGAGTATTCAGCTAAATCTTTTGCTTCGCCTAATAGACGGACAGTTTGTTCCAAGAAAACTTTACCTTGAATAATTGCCAGAGCTTGGCCTAAGAAACCAAGTTTTAATTCATTATTCAATTGGGTTTGTAATAAAGTTGCCGCTGTAACCTGCGCCATGATTGGTGATGCCACCAAGTTTTCATATTCAGGTTCAAAATCAACACCTACTGGTGTCATCAAGTAATTACCGTTGCCATCACGAGCATCAAAGTCAGCAACTAAATAGACTTCTACTTTTGCACCAGCTGGTAATGCTTGGTTTAACGTAACGCTAATTTTGCTAGCAGAAATGTCAATTTCACTACCAGAAACACGATATTCAACGCCGTTAATGACTACGTCTTTTTCAGCGATAGCTGAAATTTTACCTGTAACTTTTGATTTAGTACGGTTTCGAGTATGTGCTACTTCTTTACCGTTGATTTTGATTGATACATTACCAGAGATAAATGGCAACAACTTCGCATTTGCATCTGGTGTTTTAGCTTTAAAATCTTGATAGCCGGTCCGAGCAATTACTGAGTAAGTCGCCCCTGCACCACCATTAGACAATGCAAAGCGGAATCGGCCCTCTACATAAGGCTTAGATGCATTCGCACCATCTAAGTATTCAGATTTCTTCATTGCACCAAAATCTCGATTGGTGACAAATCGGATAGATACAAGAGGAACTTCATTTGAACCGTTAGAATTAGGAATCATTGCAACAATAGGAGTTGCATAAGCAATTACGTTTGCAATAGTTGCCACTGTAATTGCTGGAACAATACTGACAGATTCATGATGCTGGTGATTTACATCATCAAAACCAGATTCATTAATACTGTCATAATGGCTAATGGTATCAGGAGACAAAGAAGAAGCTTGTTTTGCACCATTTAAGCCTGAAGTTAAAGCCGCTGCAATAACTGAAGGATGAGGTAATTCACCACCATGACGAGCTTGATATTGCGCAACACCAAACATTACAGCTTTATCAATTTCAGGGGCATATTCTGCACCAATTGAATCAAAAATTGCTTTTAAAACTTCAGGATATTCTTCTACTGCTGTTTGTGCACTATCAAAACCATTCTCAAACTCTTCATTACTTTTGAAATAGTAATTTTGGCACTGAGCTGTAGTAGTTTGTTGAGAGTCAAATTTTTTACGAATTTCGTCTGATAAAACAGTCATTTTAAACCAGCCTTTGGCTTTCTATTTAAGATGCTGAAAGGATGGCATGCATTAATTTAGGCTAATCTGCTAGGTTCCATTCTAATTTTTATACTTGAAAAATGATGTCATAACCCACATAAAGTTTTGGGGTTTATTTGTGATTCAAAAAACTGAAAGATCAAACTTTGATAAAAAAATAAATACCTTAACCACGTTAAAAATTTACTAGGAAAAAGACTTAATGAATATTGATATTTATCGCTCCACAACAAATTCAGAAAAATTTATTGCCATTCAAAGTGGTGATGATTTAACGCCCTACTTATCGGTAGTTGCTCAAGTCGATTCAGATTTTTTATCTCTAAATGCACATGAAATCAATCATGACACTTTAGATAAAATGCTATTTCGAACTTTCCATCCTGAAGAAATCGTACAGTCTATTCAAGAAAATGGATATGCATTTTATTCGCTTCGATTTAAACTTTTAAGCAATCAAGTATCTTAAATATTAATGCCCTAAAATCTAGATTTTAGGGCATTTTAGTTTATCCGCTTACACCACTCGAAACATAAATTTCTACACTAGCACCTGCCTTCACTTTATAACGAAGCTTATCCCAGCAATGTTGTCGAAAAGGTTCGGTATCTGATCTAGCAGCTGTTAAAGAAAGAATAGGCACCCAGTGAGATTCATTTTGTGGATCTGCATAAGGAATATTGCTTCCGAAAAACTCTACTTCTGCCCCGTTCCCGATTACCTGGTAGTTGAAAATTGCAGAAGTACATTGTTCAGCTATTTCAATATCCCCTGTCTTTTTCCCTTTTTCATTAAAAACTAAATAACTCATTAACTCTCTCCATCACCCATATGTGAAATAAACAAATCATCTCTACGGTTTAAAATGTACTTACTGCCAAAATCCGCCATAAGGCTAAAACCAGTAATATTCACAATCTCAAACCACAACATAAGATTTTCATAAATCATTAAACCTAATAGATCCCCCTCTTTAAGAATCAGGTCAGGAATTTTGATTATTCTTTCCAAGATATCGTCCAACTCTTCATTAAAAGGTTCCACCTGAGCAGTAAGGACTAAATCTGACGGGTTATTCATAGAGAAGTTCTTTTGAATATAACCACCGTTAAACTTATCCAAATGAACATAGGCAGGACCTTTATATTCATACTTGTAGTTAGGCTCGTCTTGAATCGATAGAGTGTTTGCTTCAAAAGAAAGTGGATCTACAGGTTTTGAATCTTCAGCTGGATTATTGAAAATCACTTCTTTACGCCAAACTTGTGCTGGAATACTTGCTAATGCATTCATAACAACACGTCTCGCTGCTAAACGGCGTCCATTGGCAACTTGATTTACTGATCTATTTAGCATTTTTACCTAAACCTTTCATGAAGACATTTAACATGCCCTGATCAATAGCACCCGACTTATGCAATGCCTGAATTCTTTCAATTTGACTGGCTCTAAAAGTTTCTGATTCAAAACGTTTGAGGGTTTTCAATTCGCGTTCTAAGAGCTTTTTCGCAACTTTATCTGCTCTACGCATCATTTCTTTTTCAGCATTTTGAATATTTGCTTTGATTGGTTTTACTGAACCACTCATCACATCTTTTATTTGTTCGTTAATCGAATTCTGTATCTGCTTATCGGTTTGCTTATATCGAGCACCAACTTGTTTCTGACGATCTTTCTCAACTTCCTTTTTAAGATATGCAATGCCTGATGGAGAACTAATCCACTTAACAACACGCAAGACATGCTTACAAGCTACACCAGACAAGTGCGGGTTACGTATTTTCGGGAAACCACCTTCATCTCGACCTAGGTTATAACCACCAATTGTTGCCATATAGCGGTACCAGAAGGTATGACGTTCGCAATCACACTGAAATTTGATTTTGCCTTTAGCCAAGCGGTTTTTAACAGTGGTTAATGCTTGTTTATCTATATCAAAAACGACTGATTTAAAGTTTGAGAACTCAATTTCAACGTGATGGTTTAAAACTTTACTTTTAGGGCCCGCATTAGTGAGTAAATGCACTAAACCAGCTTTTCTACTTAGTGGTACCGCCAAATAGATTTGCTCATTTGCCCGATCGATATCATCTTGTCGGCTTAAATTAATGATGTTTTGAGGGGTAATACCTTTACTATACTGATCTTTTAAAAGCTGAATGTTTTCTTGAAATGCCAATATATCGTCGCGTGTGATACGCCGTGGCACTTCACCGTTTTGCTGGCCTAACGTAGTAAAAAGAACCCTTTCAACATCATATTTTTCGCCTTGGGCAATATCTTGAGGCCGCAAAAACATAGGTTTTGGGATCTTTCGCCCCCAATCATCGTATTCAATTTCTTTTTCAGCAAATGCCCGCTGTTCTCGATCTGCGCGTTGGCGACTCTGTTGATCTCTACGAACACCACCATTTTGCAAAGATTGATTTAATTGCAGCTGGGCACGGCGTAAATCGTCTGGCTTGAATGCTGACATATTAATTATCCTGCAAGTATTCTTTTTGAAGTCTTAAAAGATCAACAAGCCTTGGAAAGGCTACCTTTTGAAGAGGTAACTTTTCCCAAATGCCGTTCGCACCACAAGCCACAAGTACTGCATCAATTTGAGTTCTTGAACCATAAAGCTTGAAGCTTAGGAGAGATGGATCTTGAGCTTCATCTTCCTTAATCTCCCAAACGATTAGATTCTGAATATTATTTTGTTGTAAGTTACGATGTATTAAATCCCTGATGGCATTTCGATAGTCATTAATCATAAAATCAACCTTTATCACTAATTGTCATGACACGAGCAAAGCCATTCGCACCCTTCGATCCAACCACATCAGTTTCAAATCCACCTTTTGTTCCACCTGCCCCCCCTTCCCCAATAACAAAAGTCAATGTACGAATCGACAAAGTTTTATTTGTATATTTCACAGTCAAGCCAGAACCAGAAGCACCACCACCACCAAATGACCAACCTTCATCTCCAATACCATTTGCTCCATCACCACCTCGACCAAACATACCGATCAAACTTACGGGGTTACCACCACTATGATTATCCCTAGCTGCATATCCATTCTCACCATCTAAAGTTTTAACTAATTGAATATTGCTATCTATTGGAGGTTTTGATGTTACAAAATGCCCACCTTCACCATTTGTGTAAGAAGAACCATTACCCCAAACTCCTTGTGTCCCACCACTTCCACCAGATGCTTCAACAAGTAAAGTTCCTTCAAGTATTAATTTACTACTCCCTCCTACCAGTCCATCACAACTTGGATAACTTGCACTATTCGATTTGCGAGACGCACCGCCGCCGCCGCCTGCACCAATCAAGATTATTTCAACTGTTTCATTTGGTTGAATCGTAATGGTATATGTGCCTGGTAATGAGTAATCTTTATCAATTGTAACTCGTGGAGAATAGGTCGGTACTTCATAACCTTCATCAACTCGAACCCAAACATCAACGATTATTGATGGCTGGATAATATTATGGGCATATCCCTCACCACCGTTATGTACTGTTGCGCCTTTAGGAAATTGGGTTCCAGAACGGAAATTTCGATATGCTGTTAAAATTGCTCCTTCACCAGCAGCATCATCTCCGTGAACCCATGTTGTTAATTTCAATTGATTTTCTGCGCTAGGTAATTCTTTTAAAGAAAGCTGATGTTGATATTCACCAGCTATTGCTCCCAAGTGCTGCATCCATTCCGGTGCCAAAGTATTATTTGCGTCCGCTCTGGCAACTAAAGCATGCCCATTTCCAAAGCGCTTCCATTCTCCAAATTTTTTAAAAGCTCTAACCTCTTCAGAGTTTGCAAAAGCTTTTGTTGTGATAAACAGTTCCCCTACAGAGATATCTTCAATAACACGGTTCTCTATGGTTTCAATTCGCTTTAATAAGCTGTCTAGAGCTAAACCTTTTGCATATTGAGGGTGTGGATCCTCATGTTTATTATGTTCCATCATGAACTTACGAATTAATACACCGTATTGTGGGTGTGGGTCTTCATCTGCGCTATGTTGGTTAATCAACATGACAGCTATTGGTGTATTTGGATCAATCTTAATTGTTACTTTTTCTAAATTAACGTCAGTTAAAACAAATCCAAATGTTACGATTGCAACTACGTTAGCATGTAAAGACATTATTGATTGAGCTGCAGTAGTTGAAGCCACGGCAAGTAATGTCCCATCTGATAGATAAATTCCCATCTCAAACACTTCCATTGTCAGAGTTGGTTCAATACTCATCACAAATCGTAAGGTCCCTGTTTCAGGATCAACACTACCTCCATTAAGAGTAAATCTGGCTAATTCATTTTTAAGAGAAGTTAATTTTTTTGCTTCTACTGATGCATCAAATTTGCTGGTACCAACAGCAAGATGAGTTAATTCCCCACCAAAACTAGCGACATCACCTACTTTATTTAATGCATTCCGACCTGCGTCAGTTAAAAAGAAGTTAATAGCCATAACTCACCCATATGATTTATTGATCTATGGTAGTTATGGCAAATAAGTAACTTAGGGGTCAGTTCCACTAAATTAATCATTTTCATTTTCAGCCGCTTCTCTTAAAGCACTGAATCTTGACTTACGTTCTGCCTGTTCACGGCCTTCTGGCGTATCATCTGTAACATTTGCTGTTTCATAAGCCTCTGTGTAGTGAACGTTCTCAAGGAATAAGAAAGCAAATGCATCACCCAAATCGGGCGACTTAATTCCCATTCTCTTCATTTCATCTTTACTCAAAATTTTGTACCGAGCAAAGTCATCAAAGCGATAAGGAATGTGAATCAACTGATCTTTAATTTTTACATGATGCTTTTTAGTTTTCACCTTGAAACGGCCACTTACGACTGCTCGAGCAAATCCAACATATGCCAAAGAACGCTTATTAGTAAATTCTTTACGGTTATCATTACTAAAGCATTGTGATCCCCAATAAACAGGAACATAGAAAATACCTTGCTTTTTAAGATACTGACCAAGACCTTTACCAGCGCCGTTATCATCAACGACTAAGTTTGCATTTGGATATTGTAAAAGTAGCTCATTAATTTTTGCGAACAGCTCAAGAATATCGTCTCTATTTTTACATAGAGGTATATCTATAACTTCAACACGGCGGGCCCTTTCACCCCATTGTGCCTCACCCCATACTTTACTCACGGCAATAACTGAGTCATCTCGTCCAACACCACCACCAACGTCAACAGTAATGACATATCCGAATTGGTGTTCATCAAAAATACTCGCGCCTACATACATTTCTTCTGTCTGACGCTTAGTAATTAAGAACTCATCCGATAAATCTGGGAATTCACCAAGTACACGGATCTTGTACTGAGCATCGTCCCTACTACCGTACTTTTGCCGTTGTTCTTCTAAAGATTGCTTACTAACAAGTGGTGACTCTTCCCCGTTAAATGTGAGAGCAATCCAAACGCCACCAGCTCGATGACTTAATTTGTGATGAGTCTCATAGAACATACCCGCGTTACGGGTAGGCTGAGACGTCATTACTGCGCGGTTGTCTTCGTGGGTTAAGGCACCAAACGCTACATCAAGTACAGCATCATCTACACCGCTGGCCTCATCGACCCAGACCATGTAGTTATCGCCGTGGTTACCAGCTAAGTTTGTTGGTTGATGCTTTGGTGCTGTCTTCGCAAAGACATACCATTTTTCTTTGTAGCCTTTGATATAAACGAGTTCAGACTGATACCCGACATAATCAGCAAGCCATGCCAAAGGCCCTTGCTTCAATCGTGCTAGATTGATACTGATTTCTTTCCATACTTGTTTCTTTAGCTGCCCGATCTGCGGGGCAGTAAACATCATGATGGATTCATCAAAAAACAAGAGATGCCATAAGGCAACGATACCAGCACTGGCAGTTTTACCAGTGTTATGTAGTACTAAGTCATCTTCACCTAAGAAAAATGGATCTGGATCGAGTACAAAACCGTAATATTTACCTTCCCCAAGCTCGGTAACCGATATGATTTTTAAAGGCTCATGTTCCCCATCAACCAGCCGATAAGATGCAAATTGCTCTTTATTTTCTGGCTTTAGGTTCATGTATTGAGAAACAAGCAATTCAATCTTGTCGCCCTTTGACCAGCCGTTACCATCGTATAAAGATATTAAACAAAGGATGTGTGATTTATTGAATGTATGAGCTTTACCGTTCTCATATTCAAACCGGTACATTTCCTGATAACCGGTTACTGTTTTAATTACATCTAGTTCTGTCTTACCATCTGCAGCAAGGATCTTATGATTTAAATTAATACGCTCAACTGGGATAAATTCCCCATTGGCTAATTTGATTAATGTCCCTTTGCCAAAACAACCGTGACCAGATGCTACTGATGTACGGCTACCATCAAATGCAATAGATTCAAAAAGTAATTCCTGTTGCCATGTGGGTTCGACACCTAATGCTTCTACGGCGAAAGCATAGATGTCGTATCGATAACGTTCACAAAGTTCCCACCATTCGGGAATTTCTTTTAATGGTGCTAAAGCCATACCGTAAAAACACCATTAATAATTAAAAGAATGAGAAAGGAAGCATTGTTGGATCTACAGCATCTTCTTCAAATTGATTCCCTTCAGTAATTGAATGGCCCTTAGCAATTTTGGTACTTGCCCAAACAGCTAACAGAATTGCGATATGACCGTTGTTTAAACTGCTGCTATCAAACTCCTGTTGAAGTCCGTTTTTATCAACCTTACGGATTTCAAGTACGTTCTTAGGGTTGTACTGATTTAGCTTCGGCTCAATTTCAATTAACTTTGCTCTGTAACGTGCTTGGTAAATTGAAATCACTTCTTCTAAGTGCTCTTTGGCATTAAAACTTAACTGCCAGTTTTGTACTTGATCTGGTGAATCTGTTACTACGACCGTTTGATCTCTTAAATCACTTGGTACTGGTAGATTTGAATAAACGGCTGTTTTTTGAATAACAAGCTCACCAGTATCCGCAAATGCGGCTCCAATGAGACGAATCGGTTGATCAGAAAACCCAGCAACACGGCTGTCAATACGAATAATTCCAGACATTGCATGTATCCTTAGCTCCGTTTGCGTTCTATCTTGGTTTGGCATTCAATGCAGAATTTCACGCCACCGAGTGCACGGCGGCGGTCTGGTATTTCCTCACCACATTCAACACATTCTTTTTCAGATTCGCCTTCAAAACGGCAACGATTAGCAATCTCTTGCTGTAGTAAATATTCGGAACTTTCTTGTGCCTTATCGATTAAGTCAGTCATCTATACGCTCAACTGTAATTTCACCTGTTTCTCTGTCACCCTTCACACGTTGATGGTCGAGTGGCGTGTATTGATCAGCTTGCACTACAACTTTGTCGTTGATTGCGGGCTGTTCCACAGCTGAGCCGTCAGGTTCATAGCCATTACCCGTGTTTTGGTCGAAAGGACCACCGAAACCGATAACGTTAGGTGTGTAACCCACAAGCTGAATATCTACAGTTGAGATAGAAAGATTGATTGCTTCACTTGGAACTGGTGAGGGAAATAGTTCATTTTCAAAAACAGTGAATGTTGAATTAACGACATGATCATTCCATTGCTGAAATGGCACATTGAAACGGCGGTTATCATTACTAGACATGTACGCACAAAACTGCCCAATGACTGACCGCAAGTCATTGGGATTGGTGGCAAAGAATGCTATTTGAGCACGTACAGTTGTTGGTACCAGACGAACATTTACCCGCTTCTCATCAATTACCGTTTCAATGAAATCAGGCACTGGTAGTAATTGATTTACATCTGGCGGCTGATCTGTTGAAGCTGTTGCAGTGAGCATGATTGGTAAAAGAACTTTTGAGTTTTCACCGTGTGTTTGGCTTTTTCTATATTCAGAAAGCATTGCTTCTGAATCATCCATCATCCGTGACGGGCATGCTTTAATAGCACCGCCAATGGCTCTCAATTTCCAGTCAGCTGTTAATTGTGTCTCTGGCTGATACCAAGCACGGAAATTAACAAGCTGCTTATACCAAGCGTTTTGAATGCTTTTAAGCGAATCATTGGGGTAATTCATTTTTAACCCCATACACTAAAGATACTACCAAAAGACTTTTTCGGCTTTTTAGCTTTCTCTTTTACGTTTGGCTTGTCCAAACCTTGAATAATTAGTTCAGCTTCTTGTTGTACTGAATCAAAACTCTTCACAGGATGTACCATCCCCGTATAGAGTTCATTTTTTCGTTCTTCTCTAAGTTGTTGTACGCGTTTTTGCTTTTCAACTACTTCTGATAGTTCACCTACGAGCCCCTGAGCATTACCCAACTCATTTAAAAGGTGAATCTGACTATTGATATTGTCGTATGTCTGTAAGATTTGATCATCGAGCAATTGGGCAATAACAATTTCAGAAGGTGACAACTGTGAAATGTCTGTTGCGCTATCAAAACAAGAAATTGTGCCTTCTGGTTCTTCAGGAACAAACAAATCATCAAATAACTGACCATCTCCGACATTACTTGCATAGTTAGGTTGTGCAACATAGTCAAAGCCAAAAAAGCCCGTTGGAATGAGACGACCACCAATCCTTTTGTAATTTACTGATGTACTAAAGCCACCTGCTTGAGCCTGATATTGTTGTAAAGCAAATTCACCAGCTTCATTTCCATAAAACTCTTCCTGATGCTCTACTGTTCCGTCTTTCGAGGCATGTAATTTAATAGTTTTAAATGCTCGTGCAAGATATACCAACTTCCCTTTTATGAGTACTGTTTCAGGAGGCACCATGCCATACCGCTGTCTGATGTGATGGCCGTTAAATCCTTGTAATGAGTTAGTAGCAACCATTTCTTGAACATAGTCGCTATTAATCAAGTTGATCATTGCATCAACATCGACATTACTTCGATCAACACCGGTATATTTACGGCACCGATCATGTAGGTTGTAAGAGAGAACTTTAGTCTTTCTATTTTTGCTAGCCATAAAAAAGCCCCAATGCTGTGATTGAGGCTATTGTTTCAGTTGTTCTATAGTCGAAATTTAATCAGTTCCAGTTCAAATCTTTTGATCAAACTCAATCAATTCCAAGAGTTTGTCATGTTGTTTATCTTCAACAGTTGCATCAAAGATGTATCCACTTTTAAGGGAGATAAAAACATCATAAAAGCTCTCATAAGTCATACTACCTCTATGGTCACTTTTGGTGACTTGTAGACAATCCATTTGAGATAAGTCAATTACTTGTGAGCAACCACGCTTTCGACAAAAAATACTTAATCGCATACTTCACCCAATTACTTTTCAAGTGTGCCTTCAACACCACGAGCACGGCGCTCTGCAGTACGCTTATTAAATTCTTCTAGCGCACTTTCCATATAAATAATGGCTTGTTTATTGAATTCGCTTGGGAATTTTTCATCTAAAGTTTTAGTACGGTGAATAAGCACTTTTAACAATGCTTCACTAGTAACTCCATTCACCCCAAGTTCAGGAATTGGGCCATCCTGAAAATGAAGACTGATTTCAAAATCTTTTGCGTTCTGAGTTTCTGGATTAGCTGAAATCTTATAGTAATGGCCCTGAGCATAAGCTGTAATGCCTTCAACCACATCCCCATTAACAACTTTTTCAATTTCTTGTGGTTCTAATTCTCGGTTTGCGTAACCTAAGAAATGATCAATTAATAGGTTTTCTCCTTGATCATTGATTGGTTCTGCGATTCCTACTAAAACATTGTCTTGAGCTTGATGCATATAAAAAAAGTCCTGAACTAATGAACAGGACTATGAAATCATTTTGTATTTGAGCGCTAACTCAACAGTTCCAAAATATAATTTTTAATCAGAGTATTCATACTTTAATAATTTCCCAGATTCATCCTTAAATATATTAAGAAATATAACTTGGCTATGATTTTTTGTCTGAATACGGATTTTATAATGGTTATGAGCAGGTAAACTGGGCGAACCAGAAAACCTACCTTTAGACACAATACTATAGCTTTCAACCTCTCCGTAATCATTCTTTAATTTAGTGTCATCAGAAAGTATTTTTTCTATATATTTAGTATCCTCATCACTTTTCATTGCTTTATCTAGCACGGGCTCAACTAGTAGTGCAATTAATAAACCTATTACAGCGAAAATAATAAATTTTTTCATGATAATTACCAATTAGAATAATGACCGAATTCTGCTGAAACGTTACCACCCACGCTTCCACCAAAACGCCATGAAAACTTTTTTGAAGGATCGACAGTAACACCAGGTATAACTAATTGGGGTTTGGTAAATTGGAAATCACCCCCTTTTTCTGATTGTACGAGTCCATTCCCTGTATAACCTGAAACTCCAAAAAGCGTAGCTTCTATTGGTCCAATTCCTCCCCCCATTTCAAGTTTTGAACTTGTTCTTGCGATAGCACCTGAACCACAATCTAGTGCATGTTTCGAAGGTTTGCCATTAGGATCAAGACCGACCCCTCCACCAAGTCCAACACCAAGTTTACCAGTAACTTCTAATGTTCCATTGTTATAACTAATTGAAGCACCGCCTCCTACACCATAATAACCTTCAACACTTAATGACCATAAACCATATGGGTCAATATAATTCACAGGATTATTCCCAACATAAGTATAAGTATTTACTCCACCAGCTAATCCAATCGGGTCAGGTTGTGTATAACGACCTACTGTTCCATCAAAATATCTATTCCAGTTATACCAAAGGCCAGATTCCACATCATAATATTGACCTGGTAAACCAATATTAAATTGTCCAATACTGCTTTGAATCACATTACTGTCATAACTGTTATTTTGAGATTTCCATACAATAGCCTTAGAAGCATTAGTTAAAACTTCTGGTCTTCCTAAATGGTCATTATGTACAAAATTTAATGTATTGTTGCGGACCACGCCAATTACCTGTCCATACAACCAAACATAAGCTGTAGTGATATTAATATCAGAAGTATTTGATTCACCTAATAATCTGCCATCGGGAGAATAAATATAATTTACGTTGCCAGCTCCACCAGTTTTTCTAGTTCGTAAATTAAATACATCATAATCATAACTTGTACTGTTGCTTCCCGCCTTAACAGTTTTTAGGCGATTAAAGCCATCATAGCTGTAATCTACAGTCCCACCATGACCAGTTTTTTTAATTAGATTTCCAAGCACATCGTAGCTAAAGGTTTTTGCTTCAGTTGTTGTCGTACTGGCTAATCTATTTCCAACATTAGTTTGATAATTTGTTGTTAGGTTAGTATTTCCTACCCGAGTACTTCGATTTGAATTTTTATCAAAAGTCCAACTTTCTGTATATTGTGTTGAAGCGGCTTTAGTTAGTTGTCCTATAACATCATAAGTATAAGTAGCTGATCGATTGACTGCTAAATTGTTATCAATATTGCTAATCAAGTTATTTGTATTATAACTATGACTTAATTTTTGGATTGCCTCTGTATTAATCCCAGTAAGTCGATAATCTTTATCAAAACTTGTGGTACGAGTTAAACCATTACCATATGTCCAGCTTTTAACACCACCATAAGGTTCATAAGTAATATTTTTTACAACATCTTTATCAGCGCCTTGTATACGAACTTTAACAGTATTAATTCTGCTCAAAGTGTCATAACCATATGAAACTTTGTAGCTATCATTTGCAAAGCTTTCACTGATTAAGCGTCCATAGTTATCATATGCCCAGTTAGTTTGATAACTTGTACCATTTATAACTCTGGTCTGAACAATCATTTGTCCAGCTTTGTTATATCCATATCCTGAAGAGCTTGTTCCATCCGAAGTTCCACACAAACGACCTTTACCATTTGTACAATTATCATATACCCACGCATGTACTTGAGTACCGGTTTGCGCTTTAGTTTGTCTTCCTAATGTATCGTAAGTATATGTGGTTACTATATTATTAGCACGAGTCAGCTGAATTACGTTTCCATCGACATCATAACTATATTTTGTTAATCCTTTGTCTGGGCTTTGAGATGATAATAAGTTTCCAAAACCATCATAGGTATAACTTGTAGTATTACCTTTACCATCTTTTATGGAAGTCAAATTACCATTGGCATCATAGATTGATTGGGTCGTTGAACCATCTGGTCTTTTCACTTCAGTTAAATAGTTATTTGCATCATAGGTATATGTAGTGATTTTTCCAAAAGAGTCAGTTTCTTTGATAATATTTCCATTTCCATCATATTCATAAGTGAAGTTTTGCGCGTTATTCCCTTTATTTGCTGTCGTCCATCCAAGTTGATTATGCTCTTTCATCTGACTAAAGCGAATATTAGAACCTTCCTTATAATCTACACGCAATAACTTTCCTAATTTAGAATAAGTATAATATTGTCCACTTAAGATCGTGTTACCTGTCCCGTTTGTTATACTCGCAACTGTACCGTTATCATTATAATTAATCGTCTCACGTATCCCGTTAGTTTCTGTTTGCGTAATTCCAAAAGCTCCATATTGATACGTGGTTGTACGAATTTGGTCACTGGCTAGAGTTTCTTTTTTATTTATGACACGTCCACGTGCATCATAGCTCAACTCAATTACAAACCCATTTGGATCAGTAATTTTACCGACATTACCCAAACCATCATAATTAGAATAAGTTGTAATATGACCTAATGGGTTTTTATATTGAATAAGATTCCCTATAGCATCATATGTATAAGTTGATGTTTTTTCATTAGTATTTATTGCTACATCTTTAAGCATACCATTGCTATGCAATGTATAACCATAACCAATTGTTTTACATGTGGTTGTTCCAACTTTACTACACGATTTGATACTTTTAATACGATTTTTAGCAGTATCAGTTGAAGAATAATATGTATATGTTATGTCAGAGGCCACGATATTATTCTTTAGATTTTCGACTTTACTAATTAAATATGGTGAGTTAAGCCAAGTGTATTTGGTAACTGATTTACTCGCAGGTGTACTTTTTTCTATCAACAGCCCATTTGCATCACGTCGATAAGTAGTTTCAATTCCATTCCAATCAATTTCAGAACTAACATACCCATTATTATCATATTTAGTTACAGCATTACTATTTGGACAATTATTTACACCACTACGTTCGATTTTAGTCAACTTATCTTTATTATCATTTGTATAAATATACTTAGAAACAGCACCTAAAGGATTAGTTACAATAGTATAATTATTGCCATACTCTAATTTAAAAGTTTGAGTTCCATCACTACGGCCACTTTGTATTGTTCTTTCACCATCGTAGAGATAAGTTGAATAACGTTTTCCATCAATTGAAATTCCACTAAGTTGATTCTCACTTGCTCCATTTTCTCCATAATGGAATGTTTTTTTTCCTAAATTATTTGGGTATATAATTTCTATTAGACGTTGACCACTCCATTTGTAAGTATAAATATTACCTGCTGGATCAGTTATCTCAGTTGTAGAATTACCTGCGGGTTTTATTTTAATAGTTTTACCATTCGTGTGGGTAATCGTAGTTATCCATGTCGCTGAATCTCTTGATTGAACCCATCCAATACCGTGTAAATTTTTTCTACTTTTTAAAGAACCACTATGAAGCAATGGTTGTGTACCAATGACGCTAACGTCATATGTTTCAACGTCACCATTTGGTAAATAAATTGGATTTGAAACTTGATCATATTCTCGTAATTCCCTAACTAGAGAAAAGGAACCATCTGCCAATTCTCGCCCCAACTTTACTTTATTTTGGTAAATATAAACACCAGCCTCATTCATTGTTATTTCATAATTATTTTTCCATCTTTTTCCAAAGGTTCGTATGGATAGATCAAAACCGATGTCATTTTCAATATTTCTATTTTTATCTTGTGAATAATAAATTTCAGAATAGTTTAACGGCATTTCCCAATTCGTTGTAAAAACAGCTTCTTCATGCAATTTCTCACCCGTATTAATTCTTACTGGATTTGGAGTTTGGCAATCACTTGATTCATCATTCTTAAAAAAGCTAGCTGTTGGGTTCGAATTATAAAAAGGATGAATCCCTTTATGCATATCTTGATAAAAGATTTGTGAGGTTGAATTTATCTGGTTTATGTCTAATACAGGATCTGGCGTACCGTAGAATGTTAAAGGCGGTAAAGTGCCAACATATATCGGTTCTACGGCTAGTACAGAACTACTCACGATACTTGTAGTTACTAATATCGAAATAATTTTTTTCAATTGCATGTTTTTATAACCTTTATATTTTTAAAAGTGCTACATAAACTATAAACTTTATTACAAATGAATATCATTATCAATAATAAATAAGAATCAATTACATTTAGAGGTTTCAACTGATGCTGGTTATCTCAGAGAATAATCTGATAAATTCCCAGCATAGTAAAAAGAATGGTTATACAACCTATTGATTTAGATTAAGTTATAAATCTCAAATGGCTTTGCTACTATTGCTGCTGCAAAACTTGAAGCACCTAAATCCCTATCAAATGCCATCGAGTGAACTTTAACAACAATATTGGCTGGTACTAATCGCCGTAGTATAGGTGACAGCTCCACCACTTCATTTGCATCAACTGTTTTATCTAAAACAATTCTAATGCGACTAGTTAAGAAGTAATTTGGCTTTTCTACATCAGATAAATAAATTGGATATTCTTTTAGCTTTTCCAAGCTATGCCATAACCGGATAATCTGAAAATGGTCCTTTCCCCACAACATTCTCAAAATGAACTCTAAAAAGGCTATTCCCCTTTTATTGCCCATACTGCTCCAATTGGAGTAGATAATTCTCATCAACGTGTCAGAAGTGTTATTACGTCTTAAAACAACAAGTCCATTTTGTTTTGAGAACCGTTCTATAACTGTTTTACTACCTATGTGAGGGCAACCATAATCGAGCAAGTCTTGTAGAGACTGTTCAAAGTTTTGTGCAAATACTTGCTTAAAAGCCTTAGAGAGCGCCGTTTGTAAGCCAGCATTAACATAGTGTTCGTCAATAGGACGAGTAAAGCTTATAGGGTCCATGTTGCCCCCGAAATATCTGCTGTACGCTCCATATTTACTTCAATACTGTCCTTAGTGACGTAAACCCATTCATTGGGTTTATTAATCTCATTTGAAAGTTTAATTGAGAAATCGCTCATCCGGTCTTGGAAAGCAACGATATTGTCATTAATAAGCTTTGCCATTTCTTGACTATTAAAACCATTCACTAACCACCTGCTTGAACTAAGCGATTCACGGCCATATCGCTGAACTATTAATTCGATAATTTGGGTTTTAACCATATCAGTATTATGTACTGAGGCTAATGTGCCCGTGATTGTTATTGGTAATGGCTTTTCTACTACGTCATGTACATTTACCTTGTCATTATACAAGTTATCGCAATAACCAATATAACTGCAGATATCTTGCTCTAAGGTCGTTTGCTCATCTGGGTTTTTAGCAACAACTACAAGATTTAAATGATTAATGTCGCGGTAAGTAATCGCAAAATGTTGCTCTTGAAGTGTTTCATTCCAGACAGAAATAAACTGAGCCCGTTTCATAAACTTTTTACGGACCGCATAGTCAAAGTTCCCCAGAAATACGGCGTCATCATCATAAAGTGAAGGATAGCTTGATAATAAACGTAATTCAGAAACAGATAATGGATCAACACCTTGTCTCACCAATCCACCGACTTTAAAACGCACTGATACACGTTGCTCATCATTAGTAAGAACATCAAGTAAAGCTGCATCTTTCAAACGATTGGCATCAACCTCACCATAAGTTTCAAGTATCCCAAAAGTTATTGTTTCATTTGCTTGTACTGTCCGACCTGCTCTTTCAGAATCTCCAAATTCGACAAATAGCCTTCTAAGATTATCTGTTGTGACCGTAACCGCATATTCACCTGGTTCTACATTCATCCAACGTGGTTTGATTGCATAGTTATTAATGCCCTGTTTAATAGATATATTTGCAAGTGAAAGGTCCTCTAGTAGTTCTAACCGGTACTTATGAAAACCTTCAGTTACTGGAATAACGTATTTGATTTCACGGTATTCGCTTTGCTCTGCAATTACTTCCGCAGTTTCACCAGCTTTAACTGTAATTGATTGAAGTAAACGCCACACTCTGCCGCCGCTATGATCTTCAACCACTCTTCCTTGGCTAAGGCTAATTGGATTGGTAGATCGATTAATGATTTCCATGTAATGCTGGCACGGCGTTCCTATAGGTAAAATGCCTTTGTTTGTTGCATCAGCAATAATGGAACGGTCACGTGTTTTAGTGAATGGCTCAATTGATGCAATAGCGATTTCAGGACCAAACGCTGTTAAGAAACTAGCCATAGAACGCAGCTGGTGAACGACTAGCGGATCTTGAGCCTTATAACGTTCCTGAATCTCATAATCATCTATCGCTGCTTGGAGCTGAGCTTCAAAATCAGCTTGCGTTAATGTCATATGTTTCACCTGTTACTGAAGTACCCAATTTGTCAGCTATTTGATTAAGATCAATTTTCACATTCATGATGCTTAAATAAATATGAACGGTCTCAAAGCCCTCTGTTTGAGAATAAAGTGCCAACTGGTCAGAGTTGAGCTCAGATAAAATAGGTAGATCCTTTTTCATCTTAATTAGAAAGCTATCTGCCACCCTTGCATCGAGTGGTGTCATTAGCAAAGCATAAAGAGGTGCACCAAAATTAGATCCATATTTCCCATTAACAGGATGATATAGCCAGTACTCAACCATGTTTATAATTGTTTTAGCCGTGATCATTAGGAAGTTGCTCTATTGGAAAAAATAGTCAAAAGTTTTACTAGAATTGCAGTGCCAATCTGATAAGTAGAAAAAATAGAGAAATAGACAATAAAGATCCAAAGCGAGACACTTAATGCATCAAAATAGTTAGCAACGTTATAAATTCGCCAATCAACTAAAATAATTGTGATCAATACGCATGCCATGCATGCGAAGTACATCCATCTTATTTCTTTAAATAAAAGGTTAATTGGAATTTGGCGAAATTGTTTTATTGATGCCGCTTTATTTTTACCATTCCACCCTGTTATGAAGTAAAGATAAGCAGAAAAAGCAAGAATTAAGACAATATCTATACCGATTTGAATTTGCATGACACTACCCTTTATTAGCATTTTTATAAGGTTAATTGCTTCAGCGTTTTAAAAATTAATGAAGTTCCAAAAGAATAAAACCACTATCTAGCGGTCTTATAAATTTTTAAATTCTTTAACACATTTTTTTAATAATTGTATTTCAATAAGGCAATCTAACTCCCAATAAAAAAGGCTGCAATTTATGCAACCTTTTCTTCAAAAATTCTTAAGCATTCTATGCAATTGCTGAATCCATTTTTCGTTGGAAACGTTCAGCATCTGCACGAGAAACTGAAACAAATTTACCTGTTGGTCTCATTGATTTAACAGCACTACGATGCATTTTAGCTAATTTTATTTGCATCTCTTTTTGCCATTCTTGCAATGTTAAACCAGCTTCTTTAGCACGTTTTTCCTGCAACCCAAGAGGCATATTTAATATAACTTTATTCATTATCATCCTCCTCAAGATAAATCCAAATTTGACCATTTCCAATAGATTCATCTGTCAACGAATCTGCTATGTTTAATACTTTAAACGAAGTGGAATTTTTAAACAAGACTTCACTTTCTGTATCTGAATTTTCACTAATCCACTCAATGTGTTTTCCGCTTTTAGATTGAATAATTAATCTTATTTTACGGTGTGAAAAAAGATCATATCCGACATTAGCAGCTAAAAAACCTTCAGCAGTATAAGTCTCATAATTAAGAATAGAATTGAGTAATTTAGGTGGTAAATCTTGTCTAGAAAAAACAACTTCCTCAGTAAAGTTAGGCAATTTATCTAATGCTTGACGCAATAAAGAAACACCTTTTAATTCAATTGTAGTTTCTTCTTTTGTATAAATTGATGATTGATGTAATACACCATTAATTGCTCCGCATCCGACCCCTGACCAATAACGAATTGCAATTTGTTCTGGTAAAGTCAGATCAAATTCCTTCGCCATTTTTACAATTTCATCTGAATTCAAAAGATCAAATTTGATACTTTCCAATTGTTTTTTCGGTATCCATTCTTCAATAATCTTTTCCTGCTCTTCCAAGGAAAGTGGATGATCACTTCCTAAATATTTTGGCACTATATCCTTCCACAACATAGAGTTATCTATAGACAATTCTACATCAAGAGGCTCATTCGATAAGGAATTTTGTGCGAAAGTATTTACATTGTTATCAGTTGATATAGATGCGATTTCACTAATCGACTTTCCCAATTCAGATTGACCAACCTCCGTAGTAGAACTAATACCAAGCTGATGTTTGGCTAATTCAATTTTTTCCAAAAGCTGGTCCCGTTGCGCCGTTTGTTTTGCTAATTCTTCATCAAGTATTTGTTCTTGTTCTTGAACTTCTTTAGCCTTTTGTTCTACAGAAGAACGGCGTGGAGGTAGACGCACTTTTTCACGTTTGTTTTGGTCCTGAATTTTCGATTGTGCTTCCCTTATAAGCTTAGAAACACCATTAACGGCATTATCAAAAGTAAGCTTATAGTCATCACTAAAATCACCAGACAATACAACCACTTTATCATTAAGTTCTGCTTTGACCACATCTGCTAAAGCTCGGATATAAAGTGTTAGTGTTGCACCACCAGAAAAGAAAAAAGTTACTGGTAAAACACTGATACCAGCAACGCGTTTAATTTTGCGAAACTCTTGTGTAACTACAGTTTGGCCTGTTGCTTTTTCCAATGCAGATTGGATCTTTTTAATATATGGAGTGGTAGCTGTTACAGCTGCAAGATTAAGACTGCCCATGAATAATAACCTCATATAAATGAGGCTATTTTCAATTAATAAAAATTAAGAAAATTAATTTAGTTCCAATCTAATATTTTTAAATTAAAAAAAAACGCGAATCTTAAAATTTAATCAAGATTAATGTCTTTATAAACTAATGAGTAACAATTAGTTTCACTTAAGAATGCTTGTTTAACAATGATTTTAGGTTCGTAGGAGGACTTCCTATTATTAAGCAAGCTTATAATATTCTTAAGTAATTTCTTTTTATCTTCAGGAAAATTTAATCCTAATGTTATAGATATTACAGAAGCATTAATTTTAGATCTATCTGGATTTGGATAATCATATTTATCAAATTCCACCTTATTTCTTAGTGAAGTAAAAAGACGGACTTCATTTTCATAAGACCAATCTTTATTTTTCGTTAAAAGAAATTGATTAAAAATATAAAGATCTTTATCTTTTAGACGTTTAATATCTTCTGCATAACTTACTTCACCAATACCAAAACCATAAGGTAAATCACCTGAAAAGAAATATTCGACCATTATACCTTGGTGCTGCTGTGCATAGTGTGACCACATAAGCATTGAGTTTTCATTTTTTGAAAAAGAACAAATAAAATATTTATCAAGAATGTGTGTTTCAGGTTTAATTTTATTTATATCAGGCAATTCAATTGGATCATTTAGCTGACTTTTGCTCGGTAAAAAAAAGTATTGGTTAGTTAATGAATCAATTGTATTAATATTGAATGGAGAATATTTATAAAGAGAATTACAACGATTATTTATAGAATCATCCCATTTAAAACAATTAGTTAAACCTACATTCAACTCCTCCCTTAATTTTAAATATTCTTTAAAAGGAAATTTAAAATTTTTGACATACTTTGAACAATCTAAATAATTTTGCACAATCATATAATCAATTTCTTTTGAATTTTTCATTGACTTATAAGCATTTTGAAAACCATCAAGAGCTTTTTTAAATTTACCTTTTCTTTGATAACACACAGCTAATGTATTGTATGTACTCATAGTTGGTAAATTATTTTCATGATACTTTTCTAAGAGTTGTATAGCTTTTTCAATTTCTTTAAATTCTATACACAGACTACAATAGTCAATTAAAGAATCATGTTCGATACAGTCTAAATCATAAGACGTTTCATAGTTATTAAATCTATTTAATTTACTATTTTTAAGAGTGTTTAATTTTAGCTCATTAAGCCTCCCCCTAAATAAATCATAATTTTTACTTTTTAGAATCTCAGGATACTTCAATATTTTTTCAGCTTTCTTATATGAGAGAAAACTTTCTAAACCTAAGTTTAATGGATTATCACACAAAATTTCTTTTTCTATTTCACTAACATATAGATTAAACAACAGATTATAGTATAGAATTTTAATATTATTTGTTTCATAAAATTCAGAACTAAATTTTGAAGTAATGTAATTCATTATTTCTTGATTTATTGGTAATGCGAGTTCTTGCTGAGATAGAAGATAATACAAATTAGATTCAGGATGATTAATTCCACCAGTTTTATCAGCTTTTAATTCAAATATTTCAATAACATCATTATATTTCTTAGCCAAATATGCTCTTTTAATTAATAAATGCGCAGATATTTGCTGTCCATTATTATTCGATTTATCTAAAAAAATATTATAAATTTCTTCATCATTATCATTTATAAACTTATCCACTTGAAAATCATTTACTTTAGAAATAGCTTGATCGAGCGAAATTAATTTTTTATCATAATAATCTTTAATAGTATTTACATCAATTTTCATTGATTTATTAATATTATCTATTCCTTGATCAAACTCAGATAATAAAAAATGTATTCTACTTAGTATACTCCTAATTTTATCATTTGAAATAATTCCACTTTTTGAAACTAATTTTTTTAAGAATTTTAAGTTAAATTCTGAAATTTTATTAAAATCTTCTAATCTACGTATATTATTTAATTTTAGATTTACTTTCTCTATATCATTATTATCAACATCTATTTTTAAAGATTGTATAAGATTGTCAACGCAATAAGTATAATTATATACTAACCAATGTGCTTCAGAATTTAATTCATCCTCTTCCAGTGCTCTTATAAAAAAGCTAATAATTGAAGTGCTGTTTGCTCTATCAATATAAATTTTACTTGCGATCTTTCCTAAAAAAATAAATGCTTTTGCTTTTGTACCTTCACGTTTAACAATTTCATCAAATACATATTCATTTTTTTCATTTTTTAAATCTAGAACAAAATAAAAGTAACCAATGTAAAACTTATGATCTGAACTTTTCCATTCCTGTTCTAAGAATGTTAATTTTGAAAATTTATCACGTTTTATCCAATTTATAATATTTTTTTCTATTTCATTACTTTCCATGCTTTTCCCTTTAGTGTTTATTGAAAATTTAAATTATGTATCATAAACAAATTCTTATGTAGATTGTAGCCCAACACAAAGCTGTTATCGATTACTAAACAAGTAACCTCATATCAATGAAGCTATTTTGATATTACCCTACCTAACAACATGAGAAAGGTTCCATCCAAGTTTCAAAGCGTTGCATTTACTTAAAATTAAACTACACATTTCATCAAAATAAATGATACAACTGAATGATAGGCCACACAGAATGGCCGAAACTTCAATGAATTATTAAGATGGAATCTATAAATGTTTTTTGATTATGAAGGTCAACAGATAAGACTAGATAAGGATAAAATTATTTCACATCCTAATGGTCACATTTATCAAGATGTGTTGCTCTCAAATACAGATAAAACGCTTTTTATTGAATTAGAAGGTAAAGAAATTATAGTAAATACTAAAAAGTTCAATCCATTTCTCAATGCCACTTTCCCTCAAATGAATGTTCAAATCCAATGGATGGATGTTCAACGTACTGACGAACTCAACATTTTGATTGATATTGATAACTCTCTTGTTAACAATGAAAATGACAAAGTTCCACTCACACTAGCTCAACAGAAAGTACTAAATGTTCAAAATCCTAAAAGTTTTGATTCTAAGTACGAAAGAGATGTGATCATTAAAAATCTGTCTAAAGTTGCTCGAAATTTTGTTAAATAAGATAAAAAAGCCAGCTATTTAGCTGGCTTTCTTCTGGGGAGCTCCAACCGGAACCTCTTAAAATAATACGCTACAAGACTAACTGCTCATGAGAAATAAACTTATTTAAAAGAACTCTTTTCATGTTTTGTTAATTTAACAATTCATAAAAGTTCCAGATACCGTGAGCAATTATACTTTTTAAGGCTGTTTCTTATTGAAATAAATATATAAATTATTAAATAATCAGAAAGCTCTTCACCTTGAGAAAACTTGAATGCTACAAATATGTACAGGTAAGCTATTTACCCGAGAAATTGAATATCAAAATAATTTAAAAGGAATTATTTATACTAATTATAATTTATTCTCAGATCAAAAAATTGAGACTAAAGCTGGAACAATTTCTTTTGCTGAAAACTCCAATGGGCCAAACACTATACTTTACGAGATTGAAGAGCTAATTGAAGCAAATGGAAATGGACCAGGTGTGCTAGCTTCACATGGGATACGTTCTTTAATACTCGATTTCTCTACAATTTTTTCTTTTGTTTTAAATTGTACGGCATCTCCGAGTTATTCTTTAACTGAAAGATTACTAAGTGAACAACCTGGAGTCTCTACTCATACCTCACCCAATAAAATGATTAAGAAAGTTTTTGATAAACGTGTTTTTTACGAGGAAAATGATGAAAATGAATTAATCAAAATCACAAATCAAATTATTGGTTTGAAACGGAAAACTTTTTTAGGTGTTATGAGTTCTATCAGAACTTATGTTACTGGAATGCACCGTATTTCAGATGATTTTGAGTTAGCTTATACCTTATTAGTTGCTTCAATCGAATCATTAGCACAGAAATTCGATGGTCATCAATCTACATGGTCTGATTATGAAGAAAGTAAGAGAAAAAGAATTGATAAAGCTTTAGCGAATGCAGACCAAACAATTAAAAATGATGTAAGAAACGCAATATTGAGCATAGAACATACATCTTTGGCTAGGCGTTTTAAAGATTTTGCATTAGAACACATTACACCTGACTTTTTCCGCCTTGAAGCAAATGATGTAATTAATCCTATTACAAGAAGTGATTTACCTATTGCACTTTCTAATTCTTATATAGCTCGTTCTAAATATGTTCATAATTTAGAAAAACTACCAAAGAATCTTACATTTAATACATATTCAGATACCTGTAATCATGACAATAAAACATGGTTAACCTTACAAGGATTATCTAGATTAGCTAGACATGTCATAATTGAATTTATAATGCGTCAGCCTACTGTTGAAAAAGAAAAATATAATTACCATCTTGAACGTTCAAATATAACAGTTATGCAAATGGCTCCAGAATTTTGGATTCACCATATAGATTTTAGTAGCGGAGCTGGTATACAAAAATTAGAAGGCTATTTATCCCAGCTTGAGAAATTTTTAACAGGTGTACCAAATGCTACAGTAACCGAAATTTCAAATGTTCTAACTGAATTTGAATCGCAAATTAATAATTTAAAATCTGCTGATAAAAAAGCTTTTTTAGCACTTTATATTATTTATAATTATTATATAAAAAAATCTCAAAGATTGAAAAATGTAGTCGAATTTACCAATAAACATGAAAAAATTATCTTAAATCCTTGTACAGAAGGTCTTATTGTAAATTCATTATTAAACTTACCTTTTCAGTGGGAAATAGAAGTTCATCATGAGTGTTTAAAAAAATATTTTTCAGAAAGAAATCAAAAGTTAAAGATTAAATGCCCACAAGTCATTGAAACTGGAATGCTTCTTATATTAGCTGAGCGTTATAGAAAAGATGGTAATGAGTCGAAAGCTCTTGAACTAATTGTCATGGCAGTGGAAAACCTACCTTCTCATAAGGAGTTACGCGAATTCGAAACAGAATACAAAAGCTCACCCCGTACTATTAATGTTTCAGAGATCCTTTTTTCAAACCATATTGATACTCCCTCCAATGATTAAACTTAATATCAGGGATTCCCTTATGGAATATCTTACTAAATCGATTTCCTGAAAAAAAATTTTGAAGATATATATCATTCTTAATGAAAATAAAAAAGGGATTGAATGACTCAATCCCTTTCTTTTTTCTTCTACAAATTAAACTATAAGCAACCTGGTTCGTTACCTGATCTGCACTCTTGCATATCTTGTAATTCTTTAATTCGTGTTTCTGTCTTTTCTACTAAACATGCATTATGTACAAATGGATATAAAGAGCCCTTATTAACAGGTGAAGACTGAAATTGGCAATCTTTTTCCTTAAATTGAATCCACGCTCTTTGCGCATCCTTCAATTGAAGTTTTTCTGTTGAATTAAGCTCTTTCATATAATTGTTATAAACGCTATTGATTTTCTGATTTGCAGAATTCAAAACATTAGAAGAACAACTATTTAAAGCATTCTGATTGGGTAAATTTGAGCATTTTTCTATTCCAGCAAATGAAACTGAACAAGTAATTGAGCTCAAAATTAATAAAGTAGTTTTCATGAATTTATACATCTAATTTCCCCATACCTATCCCACCTGTTAGAGCATGAGCTAGGTATCTATCGTTTACGTTCTGCGAAATATTACCACTACTACCATTAACAACAACGACTTCTTGTGGATTAGGTGTATTGAGAGGCTGCTTAAATGATTGGACAGCAGTGTTAACTTGGGTCTTAAGTTTTGAATTAACATTATTTGTTTTTTGAGCTGTCGGAAGTATTGCTGGTTTAGTAGCTAAAACCTGTTTAATTGATTTTTTGGACTCCTCCAACCTATTAGAGAAGGTAATTTTTTCATTAATATCACTTCCACCCTTGTTAATTTCTTCAGAAGGTTTTAGTAAATTATTTGTTTTTGAAACTGAACTCTTGATGATATCGGCCTCTGAATTTCGACGCTTTGAGTTAATTCCATTATTATGATTCTGTAAATTTCTAACAGAAGTAGAGATTTCTTCTACACTGCCAGTTTTCACAGCCTTAACAACACTCTTTGGTAGTGCACCATAATTGTATGCTACAGATGTTAACGCTGCTTGTGTGTCCATAGGTAAGTTATCCCAAGCTTTTTCTCCGACTTTACTCCTTGCTTCAGCTGCGAATATTCTTGTACGGCGTTCCAAATCCCTTTCAGCATCTGCCTTTTTGACTTTTGTATTTGCAGTAACCTTGGTTACGTTGCCCTTTTCATCTGTCACTGTGTCGCTACCATAACCAACACGATGAGCATTCACATCCCAATAGGCAGTATCGTTGTATCCTTCAAATTTACGTAGAAGGCTATTTGCTCTTTCGACAGTATTATTGCCAATCATTTCCAAAGCTTTAGTATTAGTTGAACCATAAGCAGGAACATTTTTGTTTGCCCCAAAGCCCGGCTTATAAACTCCTTGCCCTACTCCCCATGTTGGAACGCCGTCATGAAATGGATTAAACCGGTTAAATTTATCTTTGATGAAATCTAATGTATCACCTGCAGTATCTTTGACACCTTCCACAACTTTTGAAGCTGTGCCTTTTGCTTGATCAAAAGCATTCGCTGCAAAACTAACAAATCCTTTCCACGCAGTATTAATAATACCTGGTACATCTGCAGCAATTAATGAATCTGTCCACTCTTTAAAATACGGCGCAACTGCGGTACCAAGTTTATTACCTATCCAAGAACCAGCCATACCACCAATCAAGGTACCAGCTGGACCAAATATGGATCCTACCGTACCTCCTATCACACCCCCAGCAAGACTACCTACTGTACCGCCCTTTTCTTGTGTGCTCTGTTCATTCCAATCTAATAATGATGCACCAGCGGTTAATGCTCCAATAACGGGTAAGCCACGACCAAACTTTAGAAATTTACCTAAACCTTTACCTAATTTCCCTATACCTTTTTTACCCTTGCCCAGAACACCACCCAGAAGGCCGCCACCAGCAGATAAAGCGGAAGTAAGTAATTTCCCTATGGAACCTAACAATCCGCCCTTAGCCGCTAAATTATCGGCAATGCGCTGCAATAACTTTATTTGTTTACGGTTATGGTTTTCTTGTTCGCGAGGTAATGGCTCATTGCGCTTTTTACTACGCATCAAACCAGTTAATGGACGCAAGGCTAAACCAGCAGCACGGCATACAGGTGAAAGTAAGTGACCAACTTCATTGATAGCATCAACAGTAGGATCTACACCTTTTGGTGAGTTCGGCATTACTCCTTTAATCACCGTTGTTATTGTTTGGGCAACCTTTCTAATTGATGATTGGTTTTGGGCATCATTATTGTTAGAAACAAAACGCCCCTTCTCATCGCGCTCTGGTGTAGATGAGCTTACAATCTTATTCAAATCTTCATGGCTATGGATTTCTATGGCTGGCTTTCGCGTCTTAGGTTGGTTGATTTGTTCTTTATGTGCTGTATTAAGACCATTAACTGATTGCTCCAATACATCAGAAAAGTCTTTCACAAACTTGTCAGCTACAACAAAAGACTGTGTGATTGGATTTGATTTTTCTTTTAATAAATCTTCAAAGTCTAAAGCTGGTCTATTATTGACAGCATTAAGCATCTTTTGAAACTCTGTCAGTTTTGGCTGAGGTCTATCAAACTGTGCTTTTTGCTCTTCAAAGCTTTGAATAAGAATTTCGATAATCTTTTCAATATTTAAATCAATCGTATTTACTTTTTTTTCAACTCGTTTCATGCCAATAATGAAGCCAAGTTCATCATAAGATAAAACTGGATTATTGTGATTTGAATCTGTCATAACAAAAATGCCCCATTTTGATATAGGGCATTTTGGATAATTTTTTTCAATAAAAAGCTATGAAGTTCCTATTGTTATAATTCTTAGACAGGCCATCTAACCTCTAATTTAAGTGAGATTGATGAATGAGTAGCATTTGCTTGGTATCCATCTGCTTTCAATTGACGAACAGCTGCTTCCATTTCTAGAATAGAGACAGAATTTGTTTGATATAGCAAAACTACATAACCAGACTTAAGATTAGCCTTAACTGTTTGATAAACCTGATCAAGGATATAATCTTTATCAAATTGGGTTGAACTGTTTGCTAAGTTAGATGCTTCATTTGCTGTAATACGATTAGATGACATTTGCATGTTTCCTATTAAGTTAATGGTTATTTCTAATATAGTCATGCATGACCCAAAACACGGAAACTTTTTTAAAATAAGTAATGATGTGATTAATAGATAAGCAAAAAAAAGCCCACCATAAAGGCAGGCTTTATAAAATTTTAAGTTTAACTAAATTTCTTTTTGTAGATTTTTAACTAAGTAGTAATTCGCACAAAATGGAACAATAACTGACCCAATTACAATCGCAAAAAGAATAACTGCTAAAAAGATATCAACTATTGAACTATTGATTGCTAAAGATATTGGTGCGGCAACATGTTCTGCAAATGAATATGAAAGTTTCGAAACTTCTGGCATTAATAAATAAAAATAGAAAGCAACAATGATCGCTCCCGTCACCCAGCCCCACCATGGAAAACCGTCATCTTCTTGCATAATTACTCCTAAAGATTAAAGTGAATTTATTCTACATTTCATTGAAATAGTATATTCAATAATCAATCATATTCCAGCGCATTTTTTACATATTCTTAGTTATCTTCAGGATCTACTTCACCAGCTTCAACTAAAGCAAGCTTACGCATAAACGCTTCTTCTTTTTTCTTTTTCATATTTGCTTTTGCAATTGCCATTCTATCTTCAGCACCAGCAATAACAGAACTACGCCGTGCTTGAACTTCTGACAGGTCTTTAAGATCATCAGCATCTAAGCCCCAGAACATTGCTTCTGTCCTAGCAATGTTAGAAATGCTGATACTTTGCTTAACGTTTAAATCTACAACCTGACATATAAGTCCCATCTTGAATTTAACTAATGCTAATTGTTCTTCTGTTGGATTATTCAGATTTAGTACTTCATCTCGAATATGAATAACACTGTCAATTGTATCTGTAATAAGTTCACCAAGTTTATGAGCTCTAACACGGTTATTTTTGACTACTAATGCAGACTTAAGATAGTTCTCATTGATTGTTGAGTTGCTACCATTGTTCTGACCATTATTATTTGAGTTTTGACCATCAATTTCAGCAATATTTGACGTTTTTTTGACAGAATTTTGACTATTACTTTTTTCTTTATTTTCAGAAACTTGTGACTCATCTTGACCATTGTTTTGATTGGTCAATTTTTTAATCTCTTTATTGAGCTCGCGGGCAGTCTTCTTGACTAGAGATTTCGCTTTCTTTTTCCATTTCTCAGCAAGTGCTTTACGGCGTACAACGGATGGCGAAGGCATCTCACAACCGAGTTCTTCGCCAACATGATCAACTAAACCTTGCCAAGTAATCTTAGGTGAAGATTCATAGACTTCTTTTAGTCGGTTCCAAATTTCTTCCGAGTATTCAATCTTGCGAGCCATTTTTGTCTACTCTGTAAATAGACCTATTTGTTTTACTTCAGCTATAGCCTGTTGCTGTAAAGAAGCTTTACTAAAACGCTTTCGATTTTGAATAAGGTCAATCAATGCCTTTTCCTGTAAATCGTTTTCGTCACGCTGAAAAACATCATCAATTGCCATTTCTAGGTTACGGATTTGTTTAGCTCTATTTTGTTCACATTCACGAACAATAAGCATTAAAGCTTGTAATTCCGGTAATACTTTGTCTTGAATTGACCGGTCTTGAGATAAACAAGCCTGAATAAGCTCTTTTGATGCAGTTAGTAATTGTACTGTTAATGCTTTTGGAAATGACGTTACGTGCTGTGCAGCGACCATACTTAACTGAAAAGCCATGGCTTGAGTATATTCACTCATCATATCGCCAAGACTGTTAAACAAAATTCCTGCTACTGACGCAGTTTTATCTAGTTCGGGCTCAACAGTAAACCCAAGAACCCAATCTGAAGAGACACCGTATTTTTGGCATAGGACAGATAATAATTCTGCATCTGGCATTAATTTACCATTTTCGATTTCACTCATTCGATTCTTATGAGGTGTACCGAATATCTCTAATGCTACGTCTTCTTGACGTAATTGAGACATGTCACGCGCCATTGCAAGTTTTCTACCGATAAGTACTCGACGTTGCAAATCGCTCTTTTTCGCCATTTAAATGCTTCTC